CGCCGTGCTGGCAGCTGACCGCCTAAAGCTGTTGTGCAGTGCCGCCGCTGACTTTGACCGACTGACGCAAGCCGGGGAGCACATAGCCGCCGTAAATGCGCACCTTTCCGCCCTCTTTGCGTGTGGCGTGTATGTTGCCGACCTCGTGCAGTGTCCCGGCCATAAGGTAGACAAATGCGCCCGACAGCGTGCCGCCGTAGTGCTCACGGCTGAAGAGTTCCGCACCCTGTACGGTTGCAGCAAGGAGCACGCCGCCGCATAGGCTCCCTATATTATAGCGTGTGTGGAATATTGAGGATTCCGCACACGCCCAGAAAATAAACTCTATATTATAGACCCTTAAAAATTGTACTGAATTATGGACAATAGAAAAGAATACGCCTACCTGCTTTGTGTCGGTGGCAAGATCTTAAAGATTATAGCTAAATGGTGGAGCACGCCGCAGGAAATGACGGCAACGAAATGCGGCATGGCGACCGTGGCACGCACATTCAGAAAGTCGGCGGGCGTGTTGGTCTATGAGCGACAGGGTGGCGACCTCTGGAATTTCGCAGAACGTTGCGAGGTTCGCCCCGACTTTTACCCACGAGAGATCATCCTTACAGCGGACAACGAGATATTATATTAAATCCTATATTATAGACCCTATAAAATTATACTGAATTATGGCAAGAGTAGATTTTTACAAGTTTGACGTGTATGAGCCGTATAAGCTATGCGGCGAATGTCATAGAACATTAAGAGAGGCAAAACAAGCCTATGTAAAGCACTTACAGCAAGCCCATCGCGTTGGTTGTCAAATACTTGGCTGCACCCTAAAGGATGATAGCAGCTTTTTGACCTTCACCCCGTGGTATAGCGACGTACTGGCCTTCGGGCGCACAAAGCTGACCAACATCGGCTACGCCGTGAAAGTTGGCAAGTATAAAATATAATAAAATTCTATATTATAGAATCTGTAAAATATTAGAGAATTATGAGAATACCAAAAGATATATCAAATGAATTGCAGCGTTTGATCAATGCTATTGTGAAACGTTCTGGTGATTGTGAAAATTGGCTTAATGGATATAATAGAGATTCATAGGGCTTTACCTGGTATGGCTCCTGTATGATTTGTGAACCTCTTTTTTGCTGTTATGGCTGCATAGGCTACAGCATCAATTATAAAGGGTACGAAATCCATGTAGACAATGATTTGTCACGGATTGAGATTATTAACGAATAATTATTATAGAGCCCTTTAAAAACGACGGAATTATGACAAAATTATATAGCATTTTTGCCTTTATTGGAGGCGATTGGCATGAGTATAACGGAATAGAGTATACTGAGAAAGAAGCCGACAAGGAGCTGAGATACCTGAAAAAGCATAGCAGCTGCAAGTTCAGGAAGAAGTGTATTCGACAATGCGAAACTGTAGAATTAAGTGTGCGACGTTAAATCCATCACATGCAGATCTCGCGCCCAGCACGGCCTTTGCGAAGGTTCAACCCCTTCGGCGGGAGCAAATGAGCAATTTAATATTTAGTATTTATTATTTAGTATTTATTATTTAGTATTTATTATTTAGTATTTGCTCGTTGGCATAAGATCATAATCGAGTATTTTTTTTTAAGCTGCTTGCGGTCCGCGAGGATAGCAAGCAGCACAATGCCCACCACGACAAAAAGGCGTGGCAGCAGGTCCGAGCTCCTACCTGGGCGACAATATGATGTTTGAATTGTGAATGTTGAGTTTTGAATTGTGCGCCGTGGGCGCATGTTGAATTGCTCAATGTCGAATTGTAAGGAACATCGAGAATATATTTACATCGGATTGAACGGATTGAACGGATCTTTCTTGAGCGAGTTTCTTAAAACTACGGATGACACGAAAGACACGAAAACGTCTGACACGGGGAAAAGATTCGTAAAATCTGCGCATTTTGATGCTTAAAGGCAAAGAATACAATAAAAGTACTTTTTATTTTAAATAAAAGTCCTTTTTATTTGGTAATTACAAAAATAATTACTAACTTTGCAACAGATAAAGAAAGACATTATTAATCATTTAGATCGGGCGGCAACCGTTAAGCGGCGAAAAATTATGAATACTACAGTCTTTGTAGAAGCTCAGAACATTAAGGTACGTTTCCACATCGGACGTGGCGGACGTTTTAATAACGCAGGTCACAAGACTTATGTAGGCACAGTGAATGATCTGTCGGATTGTTTCGGCGATTCTTTCCTAATCAGTGAGGACGAGAATGGCAGCACTCTGCCAGATAGCGAGTGGCGACTGGTGGATGGCGGCAGCAATGTCATCCTGTCTGGACGTGACGAGATAGAGAGCGATACGGGCATCCTTGATTGGGATGGCGAGTATGATACCGACATTGTACGCCATCTGTCGGAGTGTGACGATGACGAGTATCAGCTGATACTCGACGCTGCGGAACGTGGTGAATACATAGAAAAAGTCGTGCTTGCCTATGCTTGCAGTGCACTTGACAAGTTGATGGCGACCAATATCAAGGTATATCCTTCCAACATGGAGGTGTTCACCCAGGAGGGCTGCGTACATCTGGAACGCGACAACTTCTCGGTATATACTAAGGACGAGGAGGACGACGTGCGCGAGCTGCTGGCAGATAAGGGCTTCATCTCTGAGTCTATCGACGAGATCATTGTTAAGATGGAGATGAACGAGTGGTTCAGCGAGGAAGAGGACGAGAACTAACCATTATCGTCTATTAATCACAATTTCAGCCCTACCGCATCACGGATAAGCGGAACGATATGCGTAAATCAATTGACACTTACATTCAGTCAATCGCTCATGACAATGAGCAGGAGATCCGCGAGAACTACATGACAGTGGCCGACTATATCATCAACGATGCAGAGTGCTGCACCGGCTATTATGAGTATTTCAACGATGATGAACTTGACGAGACGGGCGAACCTTCTGAGACTCAAATCGAGGAGTTGAAGGCTTACCTCCGTGAGAACTATACAACGCCTATAGAGCACCGTATCGAGGATGTTATGCTTACTAAGCATCACAACGGAAACGACAACCTCCAGTATAAGGCCGACGGCAAGACGTATGAGGTTGATGGCGAGTTTTACGTTGATAAGGAATATAAGCTTCACCATACGCACATCTTCGAGAACGGCGACGAGCAGGAGATTGTAATACCCTACAAGAACGGCGAGCATACGTTATAACAAGCGAAATTAATCACAAACTATTCAGCCCTCGACATCACGGTAAGTCAATAGATATGTTAGATTTTTCAAATCCTGATATTATAATAAGCGACGGCGGATTAGGCAACGTTGTTGACTGGGCACCTACTTTTGAGGACATTAATCTGGATTTGTTTCCTCAAGGCTTTTTCTCTCAGGTGGCTTTTGATTATCTGGACGATAATTGGGGTAATGGCTACGACATGGAAGACACCGTGGCAAGATGGATTAACGACGAAGATAAAGAACATTGGTACGATATAAAGAAGACTGAAAACGGTGATTATTACTATGTTGCCGGCGATCAGACTGGTGTTGTTTACTACGAGCCGATAGGAGCCATCAAGGTTATCTTTGAAGGCTATGAGTTGAGATTTAACGAGGATAGCGATTACTATTACGTTCAGTTTCAGGACAAGGAAGGTGAATATAGCAAGGAGGATTGGACTTTAGAGTATGCTATTCTTGACATGAAGCGAATCCTTGAAGAGTCTTAATTCATGTACGAGATAACAGACGTAATACGCGACTATCTGTTTGTAACGCTCTGTCTGCGCAATGTGCAGACGGGCGTAACAAGAGACTGGAGGTATTGGGACGACCTGGAGGAGTGGCTGTGCAAGGAGCACGGTGTGAAGGATCTGAAAGGTCTCGTTATAGACAAGCTGCCCGATTATGGAGATTGGGTGGAATCAGGGAAATAACTTATTCAGCCCTCGACATCACGGTTAAGTCATAAGATATGCTTGAAATAGATGAGATAGCAGGTTTTAATGAATTGAAAAGCGTAAACAGTTCGCCTGATAAAACGGAATACAAGAAGTTTGGTGAAGACCTTTTCGATAGCGAGATATTAGAAGATCGTTTATATTATTATCTGTGGTCGTCTTTTAAATACGACGGCGAGGTGTCTAAGTGGTACAAGAATCACGAGGACGAAGCATGGTATGATTTGCGCGAGGACGAGGAAGGAATCCTTTATATTGCTGTTGGTGATAATGATGGTCTAAAGTTTATAGGATATATTGACCATGTTACTGTTGATTATGATGGTTTTGAAATCAATATCTATGGAGGCTGGAGTAAAGACGATTATATCTTTGGCTTCTGGTTAGATCCTGACGGAGGTATACTGAGAGCCTCTGAGGATGAACGCGGATCCGACTTCTATGATGATTTAGAAAGCGATGAAGCCTATTATCCCAAAAAGGATTATACTCTTAAATCTGCTATTGATGACCTTGTGAGCAACAGCGACAAATATCAGAATACTTGTGAGGAGGAAGACGAGGAGGAATAAAAAAGCCCGACCTAAGCCGGGCTACGCAAGACCATCGGTCTCGAATCTTCGATAGTAGAAATTCGTTCTTTGGAGAACGTTTGAATTTACAATTCCGATGAATTGACGGTCAACGGAAGTTGTTATTTTCTTTCAATTCCATAAAGGTACGATTAAAAAGCCTCCGAAGACAGGTGCAAATATAAGAATTAAAACGGTACGGACAAAGAAATTGGCTGTATTATTAACAAATATTTAGAAAACAATTCTATTATGGCAGAACAGATCAGAGTATGGAAGTCGAAGAACCTACGCTCCACCTATATGCTTGTATATAGAGACGAGCTGACGGGGAGGCTGCGTGTCACTCGGATGGATGGCAGAAAATGCGACAACGAGAAGGACCTGATAAACAGTTATAACATGTTTGGTGGTGGTCTTTGGGCGTATTGTCGTGATATGGGCAAGACTATTGAAGAGATACGCTCAGCAGTAGAGCGAGAGATTGCTGAGGACGAAGCACGGCGAGAACACGAAGCCTTGCAAGCGAAAGCCGAAATTGAAGCAAGGGCTAAAGCTCTCGAAGAAGCCAAGGCAGCGAGAGCTGCACTGGCAGGAACAAAGGAGAATGTCACGGTCAAACCTTTTGAGGTTCTGCAAAGTTACGACCTGTTAGAAGAGCGCCTTGAAGTCTTGAAGCCTGGTGGTTATGTCGTGTGCATAAATTATAAGAAGTATGGGAGTTTAGAGCTTCGGGCAAAGGCTCGCGAGTCTGATCATCTGAAAGTATTGACAACGGTCGCAAAGGAGGATAAACCTTCAAAAGCATCTTTGCATCGTTTCGCCGTTGCTGTGCGGAAGGCTTACGAGTCTGGCATAAACATCATCGGGAAGACGCACGCCCTGACAAGCTTCGGGAAGAAAATAGTGGATGCAGCTCCCTACATCAAAGAGAGCAAAAACACCTACTTTTCCTCGGCTGCGCCTCGAAGATATTATGACAAGAACACTTTGGTGTACTTGAAACTTGAGCAGATAGAACAGAACGATAATTAATTGATTTATTATAGACAATATGGAAAAAGACAAAATCATTTACGACAAACGTAAGGCCATGGGCGAGAGCATCCGCGCGATGCGCACTGCCCAGGGCTGGGAGCAAGAGCAGCTTGCCCAGATTGCAGGCATCACAGCAGCGAACGTTCGCAGCGTGGAAGCCGGCAAGTATGCCGTCAATATTGACGTGCTTAACAAGATTGCAGGAGCGTTAGGTGCCGAGCTGAGAATGGTGGAAAAGGGCTTTTAAAGGTAAAAAGGTAAAACGATATGGAAACAACAACAAGTAACACAAGAGCTGGCCGCCCTGCCATGGAAGGCAAGACGCGGCGATATATCGTGGCCGACGATGTGCATGAGTGGATCCTCCAGCACGGAGGCGGACAGTATATCACGGACACCATGCGATGTGTGCGTGTTACGAGCGGAGGCAAAGGTGCTGTGACTGATTATGCGATGTGCATTCTTCGCGCTGCAACTTGCTTCGATTTTGAGGTAGACCTTACCGAGCCTTATGCCGACTTGGGATTGAAGGCCCGCGACATGATATTGTCGGAGGTAAAAGAGCCTGAGACATATCATGTGTACAAGGAAGGGACGTGGAAAGATGGCGTTTTCTGTAATAACATTGGCTCCCTTGCTATCAGTTCATCGTCAGAATGTCCTGAAGACGAAAGCAAGCGACGTTATTACAGGCCGTTGGGAAACTTCGGGGATTATAAGCGTATTCCTTACAAGTGGGTGAAGACAGGAGACTATTGTTTGGTTAATCGGTATATCGACGACAAAGCACGAGTCGTAGGCGTATTGGCGCAAGTAGAGAAGTGAAAACAAATAATAACAATAATAAAAAAACAAAGTGTTATGGCAACAAAGAAGGTATATCTATTTATCAATGCGAGAATTGCAGCAGGTGTCGATGAAACACTTGAGGATCATGTAATTACATTTGATGCTCGTGAGGTGGCATATTACCACCGTCATGAGAATTGGGCGGCAACGGGGACATTGTGACAGTTGGCTTCAAATCGGGCAAGGAAATAGATATGTATCTCGGGCTTGACGAGGAGTGTTATCCTGATGACAATCTGATTACAAGAATTGATTTGGCGCAATACACTCATTTCTGGCACGACAACGAGGATTCTACGCCTAACGAGGACGAGGATTAACACACCAAAAAACAACATTTTAATATTTTATAGAATATGACTAAGATTGAGAATTTTGAGGAAAAGCCGAAGCGAAAGCGTAACTATCCGCAGGTAGGCGAGCCGACACTACGAAGAGAACGCGAAGACACGTCGGAAAGTGAAGACAAGGGCGTGAGCGTGAAGACTGTGTTGGCGGGTGTACTGGCGGTGCTGATGGCTGTGTCAACTGGAGTCGTGATGTTAGCGTTTGCGGGCGCTGCGGTGTTCTTAATGCCGATGATCGGCGGGATGCGAGAGTGAGTGTTGAATTTTGAATTTTGAGTTTTGAGTTATCGCTTCGCGATTTTGAATTATCAATTTTGAATTTTATTTAACTATGACAGAAACAAAGAAATTTTCAAAGGATCAGATTGTGACGATGGAGCATATCTTGAAGAAGGGCTTTGCAGGATATGGTCGAGTGAATGGAACGGCAGCACGTCCGGAACTGAAGGAACTTGTGGAAGCTGGGTATCTCTCAGAGAGCTATATGGAAATGTTCAATGAGGATGTGTATAGGTTGACAGAGAAGGGCAAAAGTCTGGTGAGGTCACTTGTAATGTGATTCATATAATTATAAAACACAACTATTATGACTATAGGAGAGTATTTTGAAAACTTGAAGGCTCTTGCGGATCACGCAGGAGCAGACAAGACTGGAGTGAAGATTGATACCGATGACGGGTATTGTATCGAAATCACGATAACTAAGAAAAAAAATAAAAAGTAAGAAACAAAAGTAGAGCATTTATGAAAAACCAGAAATTTGAGATCCGCATTGTCGTAGACGGCGATGACGAGAATGTGAAAATGGAAATTGAAGTATGGAAGGACGGGAGGACCTCTGACTTTAGATTGCTTGAGGGTGATAACCTGCGACTTGCATACGAGAGCATGAAGAATGCCTTGGGCGTTGTAGCACGGCTGTATATCGAACAGCTACACAAAGAAGGGAAACTCAGCGATGAGCAATACCAGCAGTTGCGTGCGAAATGACGTGCGTAACGGTAGCATGCGACAAGCCCTATACACCGAGCAATGAGGGTAGCAAGCCCGATGTGGCTGTACCTGATGGAGGCTCGGGCGATGTTGAGCAAGAACAGGCTGGTGAGGTGCTGTGGGCGGAGAACGACACGGCACGGTTCTACATGCAAAGGCGCGAGGTGAAGGACGTGACACTGACCGACTACCCTACCCCATCGTCGTTGATCAAAGATCCGCGCTACCGACTTCCTACGAGATTGGAGGCTACGCGCTTCTTGAAACTCGTTGACGCGCCTGTCGGATGTTGGCACAGCAAACAGCGCATCCTGTGTTTTGACGATTCCAAAGACAAGGGCATAAAGGCTGGCAGTACGACGTTTGGCACAGGCCGTTTCTATACATTCAAGCCCCACGGCAATGTGACAATGGCGGGTACGATAACTCGCTATTGCCTATTGCCCATAAGAACCGTGAGAACAAAAGGTGACGTACACATAGATATAAAGATAGAAGACAAATGGGAATAAGATACTTTTGTACTTTAATACTTTTATATTTCTGTATTTTAGTACTTACGTTAGTATTTACGAACGTACTTATATATTTATTTACATATATATTTATTTATCTACATAGATAACTATATAGGTTTTTATTTACATATTTACTTACTTATGTATGTAAATAGGTTGTTAGATATTTACATAAATACTTAGATAAATATTTAGGTAAGTAGATAAATAGGTAGATAGATAAATGCGTAAGTAAATAGGTAAATAAATAAGTAGATAAAAATTTGGTAAGGTTAAATATTATTCTTAAATTTGCAGCGTAAAACATTTTAATATTGATAATTATGGAAAGACTAAGAGAAGTTCTCGCCATTGTGAATGACAAAGGCGGGGTGGGCAAGAGCACAACTGCCCACAATTTGGCTTGCGGATTGATCAAGCTGAACCCAGACATGCGAGTGCTTATTGTAGACCTCGATGCTCAGGTTGCGAACGTTTCGTTGCTGTGCGGCTGGCGTGATCGTCAGGACAAGCACGGCACAATGTACGAAGCCTTGGTAGACAAGACTGCGATGCCTGTGTACCAGGTGAGCATTGACAAGCAGGACTATTACGGCAACCTTTTTATCGCTCCTTCATCTGAAGACATGCTAAACGTGGAGCCGTTTCTGCTGCGTGAGTTGAACCCATTAAAAGTGCTGTGTAAGTTGTTCGCATTACCCGTAGTGCTCCCAGAAGACAAAGGCGGCAAGCAGAGTGTAATAGAAGCCTTCGACTATATCATCATCGACTGTCCTCCTGCCATGAACCTCGTGACCAAGAACGCCATGTCTGTGGCAACAGGCATCATCATCCCCATGCAGCTTGAAGCGCTGCCAACATTTGGCTCGTCAAGCGTGATACACTGGGCAAAGGAAGTGAGAAACGAGATTAACCCCAACCTTGAACTTCGCGGACTGCTGAAGGTGATGGTTGACAAGCGCACAAAGGCAAGCGTGGGCTTCTCGAAACATATTGATGAGGAATACGGCAGTTATGTGTTCAAGACAGAGATTCCGCGTCGCACAAAGATTGTGGAAGCCCAGGCGATGATGCAGGACATCTTCACTTATGCTCCCGACTGTGACGCAGCTCAGAGCTATGAGGCGTTTGCAAAAGAAATAGTTGACACATTCAAGAATCAATAAAAAGAGATAACCATGGGATTTAATTGGAACGATTCGCCAGTAAAAAAAGTGGCAGACGATATAAGGGACAACAGCGAAGCACCCCTTTTGACACAGAGTACACAGCAAGAGGAATCTTCTGCTGTTGTGGCCAAGTCGGAAAGAAAACCAACAACTGAGCCTACGAATGAGGCAGTAGTCGATAATAAAGAGAGTGAAGCAGCAGAGAATAGAGCCAAAAACACCTCGACACAAGCAACCAAAGGGCGTAATCATAGAAGAACCCTGACAGACACCTCATTTGCTACAAAGGGGAAAAAGACTGAGAACGGCATCGTCGTAAACGTGCCTATGGAGGACTATATGCAGTTGACAATGATGAAATTTCAAACTGGGCGCACGTTGAAGGACCTCGCTTCGCAAGCAATACATGAGTTTGTTGAGCGGAATAAGTAAGGTAAAATCCTACTAAATCTTTTTACCAAGTCATTACAAAAGTGTGCTGTTTTGGTTTGCAACACCTACGGATTTGTTTACATCATTGTAGATAACTAATTGATAATTAACACTTCCAAAACCTCTTAATATGATATAATTATAAGTTATTATTTTATTCCTTTTTAAAACGGAAAAATCCATATCTTATAATTATATTATGTTAAGGAATTTTTGAGAAGTTGAAAATCAACGAGTTAGAGCATACGAAGTAAACAAAAACGTAGGAGTTGGTAAACAAAAACGTAGGTTTTGGCATATAAAAACGTAAATAGGAACAAAATGTAATAGACTAATTTCTTATGAAGAAGATAATATCAGTATTGTTCGCGTTCTGTCTGTGTATGGCAGCAAGCGCACAGCAACACATGAAGTTTATGGGAATACCTTTGGACGGTACGATAGATAACTTTGCCATGAAGCTGAAGGCTAAGGGTGTGACATACGATGCAGCGAAGTCGAAAGCAGCTGGGCAAGGCTGTAGAGTCTTTAACGGCACGTTTATGGGTGAGAACGCTACGATTAATGTTGCTTATAATCCTAAAAGCAAAATGGTGTTCAGTGCTGCGGTTGAAATGCAATATCCAACAGTAGAGTCTGCTCATATCCCCTTCTTGAACTTAACCGAGAGTTTGCAACGGAAATATCCTAACACCACGCCCGAGAAAAACAGAGGTCCAGACGGCGATGTTATTGGACTGGCGTTTAATATTCCTGACGAAACAGGTGGCAACAGCATTGGTTTTATCCTTCAATCATTGAAAACGCCCAGCTTCGGGTCTGGTGTTTCTATTTGTCTGATGTACACCGATATGGACAACTTTGAAAAAAGCGAGGCGATACTCAACGAGGACTTGTAATATGTAAAATCCTAATAAAGTTTTTACCAAGTCACTACAAAAGTGTGCTGTTTTGGTTTACAACACCTACGGATTTGTTTACCAACTCCTACGGATTTGTTTACTTAAACCTACGGATTTGTTTACCAACTCCTACGTTTTTGTTTACATCACCGTAGATAACTAACTGATAATCAATACTTCTAAAACCTCTTAATATAATATAATTATAAGATATGGATTTTTTTGTTTTAAAAACGGAATAAAATAATAGATTGTAATTATATTATATTAAAGATTTTTTGAGAAGCTGAAAACCAACGAGTTAGAGCATACGAAGTAAACAAAAACGTAGGAGTTGGTAAACAAATCCGTAGGTTTTGGTACATAAAAACGTAGGTTTAAGTAAATAAAAACGTAGGTATGGTAAAGAAAGCGAGAAAAGAAGATAGAGAAAACCAACTACAACTTGCCCTAAATGAGCTGCGCTGGATTAACACGCCCGTCAACTATACATCATACGCTAAAAGCTATTCCCTCATACAGCAGGATGTTATGTTGTTGGTAAGCGGACGACTGCAAGACCATTTTGCCAAGTTCTTGAATGAGCACCGATATTTGAGCAAAGAACGTCCGAATGGAGGCATAACGAAAGAAGACCTGCTAAAGATGGGATCGATACGTTTGCGTCTGGCTGACTTTGGTATAGACAGTAGTCATTATGACGAGTCGGTGAAGGTGATAAACCAAATGAAGAAAATTGAGTTTCACCTTCCGCGTTTTGATCCAGCAACAGGACTTAGAAAAGGTGAGGACTACATGCCTATCTTCAGTAAGATATTTATTCCTAAGAATTTCACGTCGCGAGAAGGAGAAGACCTTAACTATTCGGGGGATAGCGGTACAAAGTTAGACGAGGACGGACAGGAGGTGCGCAAGTTTAGACGTGACGGATATATTGAGGTGACGATCAACATCGAGGTAGCAAAAGCCGTGTTTGATATGACGGACGGATATTTCAATCATCTTGAACGAATAGCTTATTTCTGTAACTCGGCTTACACGTCACGTCTTTACCTCCTGTTGATGAAGTATGCGAGCAAAGGGCAGATGCACCCGGTTATAGACTATCATGAGTTGAAAGAGGCGTTGGGTATGTTTAAGGTAGACGTTGAGAAAAGCGACGATACGCAACCCGCAAAGGTCGTGACTACTGAGAAATATCAAAAATTCTCACAGTTCCGCAAACAGGTGTTGGATGTGGCGCGTGGTGACATGGAACGACTGTGCGAGGAAAACAAGATAGAGATAATGCTCTCGTGTGTTGACCCAGACAAAAAAGGCTACGAGCCTATTTATAGAGGCAGCACAAAACGTGGCAATCCGGAAAAGATAAAGTTTCACATCAAGCGCACGCCGTTGGGTGTGGCGCGAGACCTGGAACTGCATCGTGGCTCGTCAGAAAAGCGTTTGTGCGCCAAGCTGATGTCGCTATATCCTACCCTCGACGAAGAACGGCTCAAAACGTTTGTTGCCGGTGTTCCTGAAGACCTTTGGAACGACTTCAAGACGTATGCCTATAATGGTGTGCAAAAGGCAGTGGAGCAGCCGCATAGATGGAGTGGTACGATGGAAGAGTTCGTGTTTTACATCATGGAGCAATGGATAAAGCAGCATAGTGCGAAGTCCGAGCCACGGCAGCAGACGTTTAACTTTGCCGAAGTTGAGGAGAAACCCTGGGAAAAAGAATGGCAGATGTTTTTAAACTTAATTGACAAACAACTTGCTTCTGATTTGAGAAGGGTTAGGTACATATCGCTTGAGAACGGTACAGTATGTCTTGGTGCTACGAGCAAGGCCCAAGTGGAAATGATAGAAGCACATTTCTCGGATGTTGCCGTTTTAAATCATACTAAAAAATGTTTGGCAAAGGTATTCGGCAAGACAATAACCTTAAAATATAAGATCGTAAAGCAATAAACATTTCACACCGCTTACCCATTCCCAAGGGTAGGCGGTGTTTTAATATGTCCTGTTGGTGTCGGCAACTTTTTTTACTTTTGCATGCAGAAACCAACAAGACATATTAAAACACATGGGAAAAATCAAGATCATTACATTATGGCTTCTGGCTGTAATCACGTTTGCGAGCTGCGCCGCCTCAAGAAAGGTGGAGCAGGGGAGTAGTGAGCAACGGCGTGATAGTACAGTAACCATTGTTAAGGACAGCGTGACAAAATCGGAAACGAGGACGGACAGTAGCGCCGTTACAGTCACGGACGAGAATCATACGTCCGGAACCATGACCGACAAGGGTAGCAACGAGGAGACCATCACTGAGCGAGTGACAGAGAGCACGGATGCCCAGGGTAACAAGACCACCACCACCGACCGTACCATACACCGTAAAGGCGACTATGAGCGTAATGCCTCTTTCGAGGCACGAATAAAGCATCAGGAAGAGATAATATCACGGATGCAGCACACAATAGACAGCTTAGTGTTGAGTAATAAGCTGAATGTTGGCACCCACTGGGCGAAGAAGGACAGCACGAATGTTGTGAAGGAGAAAAACACGAAGAATATAAAGTCTACATCAGAATGGTGGAATCTTGCTCTTCTTGTTTTCAGTGTTTCTTCTCTTGTTCTTTGTTTCTTACCTCGCCTTATAGTAAAAAGAATAAAATATAAGAGCTCATGGGTAGAAAGAAACAAGACATAATAGAAAACACCGAGCAGCCGGAAGTCACCTTGCAAGACTTTGTGATTCCTGCCAAGATAGAAGCTTTCTGTGAGAAATACAAGCCTCTCGATCATTGGCGTGAAGACTGCGATATGTACACCGACTATCAGCTTCGCACATACTTTAAGGCCGTAGTTTGTCCGTTGGGTGATCCCTTGGCTTTGTACCTTCAGGAGTTGGCCGCAAGGGGCTTCAAGATGAAGGACGATGAATGTGGAGAACCGGTCATCTACGCTGCGCTGCGATGATGTTTGAATTACTAATTAATAATTACTAATTAAAAAATATAGAAATGAAGAAATTGCATTATTATTACAAAATTTTGGCTATATCAGATGTTGGCGAAGAGTTGCAAAAATTCATGCACCGTTGTCAAGAAGCCGAACAGAAGGCTCTCGATTGGGCCAAGAAACATGGAGCAGAGCACTATTACGAGTCGCCCGAAGGCATGGCAGGTGGAGTGGGAGCCGTGGAGTTTGCCGACACTACCGAACGTGACGGATGGGACAGGGCGGTGTCGCCTGAAGGACGAGTGTTCTTCTTCCCCATCGAAGGCACCGACTTAGAAAAAGAAATGAATGATCTGCCAGTCGTGAGTGAGGCAGAGCTGTTCGGCATACTCAACCTTCAACCGAATCTCACAAAAGACAACCTGCCATTGCCGATGACCTTTGGCAACAGCACGCCTGTCGTGTTTCTGCATCAAGGCTACTGGTATGCCGACGTGCCGTATGTAAGTGCCGACATGACGCTAACGAAGATAGAAGAGAAAGAGTTTTATCGTCGCAAGATGGCAGCCATCAACGAACGTAATGTAATATGATTTTTTGTTTTTCGTATGAAGTTAAGTTACACTAAAGTATAGCACATGTTCCCTTTGTTATACGAAAGCAGCCACTTATTCGTGATGAACAGGTGGCTGCTTTTTTGATTATTTGTTCAGTTCGTCTGATACCATGTCGCTGCCATATTCTCTTGCTTTCAACAACTCGTAATTGTTTAATTGTCGAGTGAGATTAGCGATCTGGTTCTGCTGTGCGGCTATGATGTCGAGGAGCCGATTTTGGTTGTCAAGATAGCGCGACTCTATTGCGGCATGCTGCATCTGTAGTTTAATCAGACTTTTAAGGTTCTCGCTGTTCATGTTGCCCAGATTTGCAGGCAACGCGGCATCATCATTTTTCGTGTCTGCTACATCTTTGTTATCAGATGCCTCCTGCTCGTCTTCGACTGCATTTTCTTTTTTGTCTTGTCTAACCGTTCTCCCTGGAATAGTGGTGGCACAGACCTCGACATCAAGCGGGTCAAGGTAACTCTTTTCACCCGGCAGACGCTCAGATGGCGCACGGTCAAAGCCGCCCTTTGGTTCAAGTTCATCATCAATTGTCGGTGTGCCGGGCACAACGGCAGCCTCGCCATTGGAGTCGGCATCGCGGAAGAAGGCAGACAGTGGAATTTGAAACGCATTGCACAGGCGAAGAAGACTGATTATAGGTAAAGTTCCCTCGCCGTTAAGCCAGCCTTTCCAACTGTTGCTTGATTTTGAACCCAGCGCGGCCTGTATAGTCTTGACTTGAAGCTGCGGGTTAGCAGCCAACCACTGTTTCAAAAACCCAAAATTGTACTGATATTTCATAACGTAAATATTATAAAAATTGATTATAGTGTAAATATAAGTTAAAAAAATTGTTAAAACGATTTTGAAATTTGCAACAACGATATTAAAAATATATCTTTGCATCAAATTTAAGAATTAAAAATCGAATGACCAAGGAAATTTTTAGAAAAATAACGGGTCCTCGGACACCTATTGACATAAAAGACGTGTCAGCAGAAGAGAAAAAAGCACTGTTGCTTTTTTTGATGCCCAAGGGCTTTTCAATTGCGACCTTTTATAAGAGGTTCTTTCAAAAAGGTTTTTCAGCTTGGGAATTGATAGGTGTTAAGGAATGTAAAAGGCAATTTTTAGCGTCGCCAGAGGTGAAGCGGAAAATTGAAGATTTTTATTATCCTGAGCAGAACGCCCCCGAGGATTTCCCTCTTTCGCTGGCGGACGAAGATAACGGGCGTTTTTATGCAAAGCTCAAGGAGCAGGGTCAAGGCCTTTGCAAGAAATTCGCTTCTTTCATGAAAGAGAACGGAATGAGCGAGCGGACGACATGCACCCGTTTTACGTCTGACAAATGGAAAGACTGGGAAGGCATCGGCATTTTACCTTTGCTAAAAGTCTTTTCAGAACAAACCTCGCTACACCAAAACAATATAGATTAAAGTAAACCGTAAAATATATGATTGATGTTTCTGTCGATTTAGAAACCACTGGCCTTGCCCCCACGGCGGCCGTGATCTCGCTTGGGGCTGTGGCCTGGAAGAAAGATGCCGAGGATACTCCGTTTCTTCTAAACGACGAGAAGAAAGAAGATCCTTTTTTCAGTTACTATTATCATGTGGATCTTCGAAGCCTTTGGGTGCTCGGCGGCTTTACGTTCGAGAAGAAAACATCTGACTGGTGGGCCTCACAATCGCAGGAAGCAAAAAACGAGCTGACCGCATCCGACAATGATGACATGCCTTGTTTTCCCATTCAGATGGTTATCTTAGGTTTTTTTGACTGGATCAATTCAGTCAAGGAAGTGTTAGGGGAAAAGGAGGTTCATTTGTGGGCACAGGGAACGGATTTTGATATTGCCATTCTTCGCAACCTCTGTTCGCGTCTTGTTTACGCCTTACCTGTGCAACATACACATTTCCGTGATCACAGGACGTATATATATGAAGTTGGCGACCTTATCTACAAAGTCCTTGAACAGAAGACCGTCATCTCTGATTATATGTTTCTACAGAAACGTTCACCTTATGCTTTGGTGAGCGATTACAAAGAGAAGAACGGTGTTGTTCATAGTCCTGTGTACGATTGCAAGCGCAGCATCTATACAACCTGGCAGCTGTCGGGTATGGTAAAAAGACTTTTAGATACGTCCGACCCGGACGCGGCTAAAAAAATAATCGAAGATATAAGAAATAAAGTACAAAAGTAAAATGCCCACTCTTCAAGACACATACATAAAGATGCCGTTCGTGCCGAAGAAGCGTATGGAGAAGCACCGTATCGCCTACACCATGCTGATGCGGGGCGATAATTTTGATGTACCAACTCTTCTGTTCTACGGTGCTCCTTTTCTTCTTGTAAGGGACGCTTGCCAGATGATATACAAAAGGATGCCTGGTAACGTAAGGAATCTCTACATAGACAGAGAGCACTCATGTAGATTCAGAAACGGAAAATGTTATTGGCGTATAGCCGTGACTATAGTAGGTCTGAACGAACTCTTTTTAGCTCTTGAGGAGTTTGTCAGGATGTTGGTTTCCTGCATGCAGCGTCTTTGCTATTGCAAGATCCGACATTACAGGACAGAGACGTTCTTGAACCTCTAAAAGAAGGTCTCGAAAATGTAACGACATAAAGGACAGTACGACGTGAAGGTAGCTGATTAAAAATCGTAGGGGACCCGTCGCCCTTCTTAGAGCGATGCTCGTCGGCTGTCCTTTCTCTAAAGATTTCAACGACAATTGTTGCAAAGACAGTTGTAAACAAATGTAAAATATAAAGGGTAGTATGGTGACAGAGGTAGCGGCAACGTCCTCCTATAAGTAGGCTGCAAGGTGTGGATGTAAAAGCCTGAGAACACCTGCGATGTCGAAAAACGTTTGGCAAATCACCGGCTATCCTTTTAAAACAACGACTGCAATCATGTTCTATCACCCGATAATAAATCGTCTCGCTAACATCGACCTGCATCTTCTCGTGAAGTCTGCCAACGAGCAGCGCATCGAGGGTCAGACCGCGTGTTTCTGTCCTATCTGCAAGAAGGGACAGGACGCGGATGCCGATGTCAAGCAGACACCCCACTTCATTATCTATGAAAATGAGCGAGGTGGACTGTATTCGGGCGTGGGCGTTGATGACAACCGAATGGCAGAGCATGGTGCCGTAAAGTGGAAATGCACCCGCACGGGCAAGACCGGCTACGGAGCCCTCGAGCTGTACGCAGCCAAGATGAATCTTCCGATGCACGGATATAGTCTTCAGTGTATCTGCCAAAGACTCGTAAAGGATGTGTATGGCGATACCGACGAAGTGCGCCGTGCCTTCCCAGAGGTGTTTGCCAAGATGGACTATCGTACTCAGGCACAGCAGACCATCGAGACATTCTCATTTATGCCGAAGACCGACTTCTCTCCACAAGAGCTTGCAGCCCTAGGCTGTGAGGTGACGCTTGACAGGGGGCTGCCTCGTTTCGGCTTTGGCAGTACGTTTACGCCCGACATGCTTAACAAGGACTTCCGTATCTATTCCCTTCTGAGCGTGACGCTGCCTGATGTGATACGCGACGGTCAGCATGTTAGCGAGATTATCCACGGCACACCCTGGAATCCGCTTTTCGTGTGCTTTGCCTCGCAGGAGATAGGTCCGCAAAACTCATACGGATGTTTCTTCCGTCCGGCAATGGCTGGGAGCGAGCCGATAGTGTTCTCTACCGCCGAGGAGCACAGCGTGAGGAAGGTGAGCAAGTGGCTCATGGGTGACAACGTGTTCGTATATGCAATGGATCAGCGCAAGAGCGACAACACAGCCGTACATGCTGCCATCGCTAAGTACGACCCTGAAGAGAAATACACCGAGCAGAAGGAAATATGGGTGGAACGTGAAGACAAGGATGGTGTGGGCAAGGGTACGTTCAAGCAAGAAAAGAAGAAGATACCCACTGCCGAGATAAAGGCTCGCAACATCGTTTTTTGCCGCACACCCGAAGACGCATTGAGCGTGTATTATGCAATGCGTTCCTTGCGCCTTGACAAGATAGAAGACCAGCATTTCCAAGATTTCTGTTGGTATCATGTCGCTTTCTCCATTGGACGGAGAAACTTTTGGTATATAGAGCATGGCGAGTGGAAACGTGAGAATCTTGACTTTAGCGGTGTTCAATTTCAGAAAATGAACCGCTTTGCCGAGCACGTCATCATCCTATACCCCAACGATATTGTCTCACAGCGCGACTGCGGAGCTATATGCACCAAGTTCAGCTCATTGTACTATGCCATGTTACCTGAAGGGTTCCGGTCACGTTATTGCCGACGCTGGCAGTGGCTATATGGCTGCTCTCCCCGAAGCGTGCGCGACTATCTGCTGGCGTACACCATGAACGCAGAAGAGAACTTCCTGTTCGACCATGATGTCCGTCTACCGCTTTACTCCAGTTTGCGTGGAGCGAGCAACACAGAGCCGTTTGATATAGAATGGCCGCGTGATCCCAGAAGCGGCAAGCTAAAGCCACCTACCTGCAAGGTGTCGCCTACGCGATTGTGGCTCTTTATGACGGCACGCGGATATTACCGCATGATAGACCCCGAGAGCGCCGACCTTGTTGGTCAATATATCCACCTGAACAAATGCTTCGTGGAGTATATTGACGTAAAGAGCATTATCCAGGCAGCAAAGACATTACTGTTGAAATATACAAAACAGGCATGGCGATATAGCGACCCAGAGAGACGCTTGATGTCCGACTGTGCTAATATGATGGACAAGGCCTTTACGGAAAAGTCTGCCGGAGGTTTACAGAGCATGGTGATAAATTTTGCCGATGCGTTTGATGCAAAGACTGAGTATTTCTACTTCAATAATGTTGCATTGAAGATAACGCCCGACAGCATCCGCACGGTGTCTTATGACGACATCAACTTCTTCATCCCCTCGCTTGCCAAGAAGCCGTTTGACTTCACGATGCGAGCGTTTAAGACACCTTTCACCATAACTGAGCGACAGGAATACCGCGATCGACTGGAAGCGATAGACAAGAAGGAGAAGATGCAGAATGAGGACGGGTCTTTGGTGTTCTCTACATTCGAGATAGGGCAGATGAAAGCAGACCTTGAAGAATGGGCGCAAACCTACCGTTGGGATGTCAATTGGCAGGGGAAGCAAGAAAAAGATCTTTGGCCCATTTTGCGTATCGTGCGAGGATGCTCCAATGTTCTTTGGGAACGAGAGCAGGAAGCGCAGCGCAACAAAGAAGAATTGACGGAATTGGAAAAAGCCGTTATCGGTGCTCATTTCGTCAATATGATTTCAGGCATTGGACGTTTGTGTTATCGTTCCGACAAGGGTATGATGCCAGTCTGTCCGTATTTCCTTGAAGATGACATTCCCGACGAGAAACAGGCTACTGGTGGTTCGGGCAAGTCTATCATCGTGAAACTGGTAGTTGGCAGTGCTGTGAACGTGCTCGACATTGACATGAAGCGTATGGAGCATATTAACGATGCAAGGTTTGTGCTGGGCAATCTACTCAGCGAGCCGTTCAAGTATAGGGTTCTACACTGGGAGGATAAGCAAAAAGGATTCCCAATGAAGTATTTTTATAATATGGTTACTACAGGACTGACGGTAGAAAAGAAGAGCGTAGACCAGGAACTTGTCCCACTAAAAGATGCCCCTAAACACGTCATCACCTGCAACTATCCGCTGTCCGATGATGATGATTCGACCGTAGGACGTTTCCCTCTCGTCAGCTTCTCGAATCGTTTTGCCCGAGCCAATCCGCAGAAGCGTAAGGCAGCACGTCTGATGTCGGCATTGATGAAGAACTTCAGTGATAAGCCGGAGGAAATTGACGACACTGACCGTAACCAAGCCATTTACATTTGCGCCCTTGCAGTGCAGTTCCTGATGCGTTACCATACCTTTGCCATTGCACCGCAAGGCAATGTGCGTCGCCGCCAGATGGTGCAGAAGCTCACCGAGAGCATCGTGCGCTATTTCGAGTGGTTCTTCTCTCGTAACGAGGTCTACGGAGTGCCGATATGTACGGACGATATGTTCAACGAGTTTATGCGTGATTGGGCAGATGCTTCCGAGGGTAAGAGTAAAGAGTATAGCCGTGCTACCTTCAAGAAGAAGATATACGACTATTGCGAGAATATGTCGATAACGTGCAACCCGAAGCACCTCTTCGAGAACGAGAGCGACAAACAGCGCAAATGTTTCAAGCTACAGGCATGGGTTACGCAGGAATACTTCACCGGACGCGAGTGGGAAAACGACAATACCATCGAGCCAAAGTTCATCCGCTACTTGCAAACGTCGAAGCACGTTTTCTTCTTCTACCGTCCTGGCAAGGACGTAATACCGAAGGACTACCGAGAGCTCAAGCGTATAGCTAAGCAATATGCCGAGCAGCCCGACCCGCTGCCATACCGCGATGATGACGGTAATATCATACAGCTCACCGATGAAGAAAAGGAGCGCTGGGAGAACAACAAGACACGCAAACAGGGTAGGCGGGTGGCTCCATTTGTGGCAACAAATAGCACAACGGTAAGTGTTCCAGATATAAAGGATGAGGAGGATATGCCGTTCTGATAATCAAAAAAGAGAATGTAACATTTTAATTTTTTATAGATTATGGAAAAGATAATTTTACGAAAGGACTACAAGACAAGAGTAGTGCCTGTTGAAGAAGCGGTTGGCCATTATTTAACAAAGGAGGCCGCACACACATGGACCGAAGAGTTCGTCGATGAAAGCACCAAAGAAACGGTAAAAATAGACCGTTGCGAGGTGTTGCTGGAGCGAGGAAAACTTATCACTGACAAGTTGGCTAACGGACTTAAAAAGCAAGGCGTTAACGAGGTTGAAATCTCTGACTGTCCTTTCCGTGCGGAAGAGGAACAGTATTTTTCTCGTCTCGTTCATGTAAAAGTTACTGTTCGTAGCAGCAACAACGAGAATGCCGTGCTTATCGTGCGTAGCGACTCTCTGCGTGGAGCACAAGATTGCGCCATTGACTATGCCGAGGGAGCGGTAAACAAGATCTTTAATTCTAAAGAAGCAAACTATGTGTATATCACCAAGTCGGAAATCATCGGCAAGTTCCATTTCATTGGTCGTACAAGTGCCGACATTGAGGAGGAAGAAGAACAGCTGAAAAAGGATCCCGATGCACTTGTAAAAGAGCCGTTCAAGGTGAAGGCTAACTTTATAGATGCTGAAATCTATATCCCCAATGACCGATCTCATTGTGGAGTTCATAAAAACGAAATGTTTGTTGTGTGGGCATACGATGTGGTGACAGCTAAAAACATCGTCTTTGGCTATCTCAAGCACAAATTTAAAACCGTATTGAACGACCGGGAGACCTTGCGCATTGTAGGGGCCACACAGTTCTATGCGCATACTTATGTCCCTGCTGAGTACTGCAATGAGTATATCAAGGACGAGCGAAAAAAGCTTCCGGTAGAAGAGTAAAGCAATGCTTTGATGGTTAGTAATAAACATAAATAATTAAAACAATAAACGAAATGGCAAGTTACAGCGGCAACATTGACTATCTTGCACCTAACGGTGTAAAGGTGTTAAAGGGCATTGACAATGACAATCCCGAGAGAGTGTACATTTGCACTCCTTTGGATGTAAACGAAATCAAGTTGGAGCGTCATCCGCAAGACCCCAACCGTATGGTGGCAAAGATGCGTGTTAACATCTGGCCTCTGAGTGAGAATTATAAGAATGTAGTGCGTCGTTCAGCCCAGGAACGTGGCAATGCCAATGTTTCCGTACCGACGCACGAGATGCAGATGTCTTTCTCGGTTGGCTACATCAAGTCGGTAGCGCAGAAATTCCCGAAGCTCGTAGAGCAAGTGAAGGAAGCCAACAAAGAACGCGACCCCGAGATTATGGGCCAAGACCCCACCGATGAGAACACCCACCTCTTCAAGGCTATCCGTCAGCGCATGAACAAGCGCCTGGCTATGCTCTACCAGCCACAGGCGACACAGCAGCCTTCACCATACGCCACACCGAATGTAGGCGTAGCAGGAGCAGCCACCGGATATGTGGCACCAGCCGAGGGCACCGATCCGCTCGCTGGCTTTACCGATGCCGACGTAGGCGACCTGCCGTTTTAAGAATTAGGAGTTTTGAGTTTTGAGTTTTGAATTATGCGCAAGCGCATTTTGAATTATTCATTTTTGAATTAAGATGATAAACAAACTCAAAATTCAAAACTCGACAACTCAAAATGTGCGACGCGCATAATTCATAATTCAAAACTCAAAAATATGAAACTTCAAGCTCAATCTTCACGCGCTCTTTATGCGGCGCTCAACAAGTCTATAAAATGTATAAGTTCAAGAAACACGATAGCCATCCTTGGCAATGTGCTGATAACACAGAAAGACGACCGTTTCTTTTTCGTGTCGTCAACGGGCGAGTCGCGTCTTTCTCTCCCTGCACCCTTGACTCTTGTCGGAGGTAAATATGAGGGTCCTGTGTGTATTCCTTACAAGGAGATTGTTTCGCTTCTGTCTTCTTTGTCCGATTGTGTTGTCACGTTTACGTTTAACGACAAGAAGAGTCTGACAATGGAATATAGTACAGACGAGACTCGTACAGGAAAGTGCGACATTCCTTGTTTTGATGGTGCCGAATATCCCAATATGACAGATCTTGACGAAGAGAAGACAATGCGCCTGTCTTTGTCTCTTTCGCTCTTTCAGTCGGTCGTTACCGATGCTTCGCGTTTCACCGTTGAGAACGAGCTTCGTCCTGTCATGGCGTGTCTGCTTCTTGATGTGTCCGAAGACCGCTCACGCATCAATTTTGTCGGAACTAACGGCCATATCCTGTTCAAGTGCAGCCACTCCAATGATCCTGCCCACGGTGGCAACGACTTTTACCGCGGGGGAGAGCCTCGCCCCTTGCTTATCAGCTTATGTTATTTCAAGGTATTGTCCGTTTTAGGCGAAGATGGTACCGTGGACATTTCAACGGATGGCAACATAATGGTCTTTACGTCAGATGGTATGGAGATTCGTTGTCGTTGCGCAGAAGGCCGCTATCCCTCCTACACAGCAGTAATTCCGGCGAAAAACCCTTACTTCTGCGTTGTTGACAAGAAAGAACTTGTAAACACTATAAGACGTGTCGGTGTCTTCGCAAGTAGCGAATCGAACCTTGTGATCATAAAAAAGAAGGGTGCGTTCTTGAACCTCTCAGCCCAAGATACCGATTTTGCAAGAGCCGCCGAAGACCAGGTGCCCTTGTTGTCGGATGACTGTCCCGACAATTTTTGTATTGGCACTGCGACGAACGAAATTTGCAATTGCTTACAGACTATCCCGTCAGACACGGTGCGCATAGCCGTGTCTGACCCAACCCGGGCAATGGTCATTACAGCCGATGATCCCGCGTCCTGCATCATGACATTGTGTATGCCGATGTTGATCAATGACTAATCAATTCAACATTCAAAAATAAAAAAATAAAAATATGGACGATACCCTTCTGTTTATCCCGCCTTGCTGTGTAGACAGTAAGCTGCCGAGAGCCGTCATGCAAGCCCCATCGCGTGTGCTTACGTTTTACACGCATGGCGACGTAACCTTTGAGCGCTTTTATAGGGCTATCAGCCACATTGTCGTAGATGCTCACGTCATGGTGCTGTCCATGCCTCTTGTGACCAACGACGTGGCCCTGTTTCTTCAGTTGTGTTTTGAGAGAAAATGGATTACACACATGGTGCTTTCCACTTATCACTCATGTGACCGACTGTTAGAGAAATATCTTAGCGAGTACAAAGACCGCATGTTATATGTACGCAGCGACGATGCTGGTGAGATGGCCTCGCACATGGTGCTTTACAACAAAGACAGAGCACTCGTCCTCACAGGCCTGATGCTTGACCGCCCGAGACTTGACGTTCGTCTGATGTGTTACACCTTGACATACTATCCCAGTCACATTCTGTCGTCTACGCAGCAAGACTGGGGTAATGTCCTTCGTAACGCTCTCTTCCCCGATGTTCTCAGACATCGCAAGGAGCAGTTTTCTCACGGCATTAAGCGCATGGAAGACCGTGAGCTTGACAAGTTTCTGCATCTGGAGTTTCCTCCTTTGCATGACTAACAAAACTATTGTTCTATGAATAGGTTAACACACTCATATACAGAGCTCCGTATGTTCATGGAGCGATGGCAGTGGGACGATCCGCGCACAGGAAAGCGTGTTACGGGCTTCGACCCTCCACAGACAGCAAGAAATGTAGAGCGCAAGTCGTTCTACATCAAATTTCTTACCAAGACAGGACATGTGGACGAGGGTACCTGTGTTTGTCTCTCCGTTGACACCATGCGCCACCAACGTAAGGTGAAGTTTGTGGAGAGCGGTGAGATAAGGGTCGTTAACGACATCCTTGTGTTAAACGTAGACGGCACAAGATTCATAACACACTAAAGAGTTTATAAATGTAAATAAGTAAAAAGTGGATTTGCAACGTTATTACATGACCGTTTTTGTTCGTGAGAATAGAAAAGAGTCGTTTAGTTGTAATTATGCAGTCGCTCTCGGTTCGTGAGAATAGAGAGTGTTTTTAAAAACAATTAAAACGATTATATACTATGTGGAACTTTATAAAAAACAGAAATAGCAAAAAGTCTGCGTCCCTTAAAAAAGAGACGCGCGACATTGTGACCATAACCGAAATTTTCAAGAAGTTTGAGCAGTATGGCCTTGTGTCTTGGCGATTAAAAGACAAGGTTCTCCTTATTGAAGAGTCTTTGGCCCTCGTAAATATGACAGGTGGACGCGAGGCTTTTCAGAAGTTTCTTGATCAGGCGGCCATGTGGCAGAATGCCCGTTTGATAAGCGACGGCTACGAGGCTTACCGCATAAAAGTTGAGACCGATGCTGTGCGTCAGGCAGAGAAGAATTTTGCCGTGCTTACAAAGGCCGACATTGCTCGCATCCGTCAGCACGCAAGGCGGGAGATGCGGATGCTCCCTCTTGAGGAGCTTGACTATATAAAAGAGTTTGACATATTCATTATCAGGAGTCATGCTCCTTCAGCACAGAACGCAGACCCCAAGAGCGACGAGTTGCTTGCCGTGGGTCATTATGACGGCAAAAAAGTAGAAATGGCCCTCTACGAGGACATAAAGCACAACTTGATAAACACCGACGAAGATGATTAGACTGAAGCTTGACCATCACGATCTGCTCTTTGCCATTGAGGGCTTCGCGCGAGGCTCCCATCTGCGCCAGCATGTCTGGCAGCAGATCGTCTATAAGAGCATCCCTCAGATGACCAACGACGATCTCGACTTTTTATGGTATTTCTGTCGCCGCGACTTTTTCGGGTACTATTTCCCGTCCTTTTCCGACGGCAGACGGCTGCCAAAAGCCCCGGGCTGGCTCGACTACCTGCATGGGCTCGCGGCCCTGCATAGGTGCAATCGCTTCAATGTGGTCTTCGTGTCACATACCGACAACAAGAAACACAAAGCTCTCTGCTACCGTTTCGACGGCTTGTTTCGCCCTCTTGCCGTTGACGGTCCGATGCACATAAACAAACTTGAAAGTTTTCATTCTTTCATTCCTACCGACGACATTGTGTGTATGAGAAGGCATCTTTACAACGATAACAAGTATGTGTCGGAAAAACATGTTGGATGGTGGCAAGACATAGACATCTATGAGCACCCTGGAGATGTGGAAGCAGAAAGTTTAACATTTTAATATTTTTAAATACAGACATCATGGAACCATTGTTTATCATACGTCGTGCCCTGCTGACTCTTTGTGACGGCAGCAGGATCATGTCACGGATACAAATCCCCCCCCATAAAGTCATCTTTTTAGACCAGTTGGAGAGAACGCTTGTAAAAGAGTTTAACAGAAACCAGCCACATTTACAAAATAAGGTGGTGAAAATACGCATAATGAGAAACTGAACAAAAGAATGTTGTAAACCTTTTAAAACCGAAACGAATGTCGAAAACAGAAAATATAACATGTGACGATGTAAAGGACATTATTCGCCTTGTATGCCCATATTATGAAAAGAAAAGCGAGTTGCACAATTATGACTCGTTCATGTTGGTAGAAAACTCGCTGTGCAGTTTGTTATTATTTAAAAACGTTTTCCCTGCCCCGCAGGATCTGCCAGAGATTGGAACCGAACGTGACATTCTCTGTCCGCTGGAAGAAACGGGTAAAGATTTTTTCGTTTGCAATATCGACACCCTGCTGCTCAGAACGTCCGTGCTTGATGTTGTGGATTGTTTTGTTGACCGCAAGAAATACCCATGCTGTTACCAGCGCGCCTTAAAAGAGGACGATAAAGTAGTAATCATCAAAAACAGGCACGTCTTTCTCAGCGCCCTCGAACACGCAACACGCCTACTGCCTCTTTGCGGCATTGAGCAGGCAGAACTTTACGACATAGGAGGCAGCCTTTTGTTTGCCGGCAGGAAAGATGGGAAAATTGCTACAGTTATAAAAATAGACAAGAAAATGCACTGGGAAGGGCGTAAATGTCCGGTTGTAAATATCCTTCCGGGCGGTCTTTCTTTCAGCACAGACTCTGAGATTCGCGCAGACCTCATTCTTAACACCATTAAAACGCTCAATGAAGCCAATGAGGTGGCAAAGGAGCACAATTATCTTTTCATGAAGCTCTACGAGGTAGGTCTTGTTATGCGGGCAGACGTGTTCGTTCTCGCCCATTCGGAACAGGAGGCAAAAGCGATCGCGTGGAGAGACGCAGACAAAGACGATTTTTCCGATGCCTTTGAGATTGAGGATTGCGTCAAAGCAAGCATTGAGTCTGTACCAACGGAGGGCGATTGCCGGGTCTATTGTGAAAACGGCCCGATATATTGTGATGAGTTTCATGAGACCTTCGACGATAAACTGCAAGAAGAGCAAGATTAGCACCGGTCATTCAAATATCAAAAAATTATATTTGCAGATATGAAACCTAAGTTAAAAGAAATCGTACAGCAATACAAAGGCAGCTGCAATAAGTTAGCAGAAATTGTCAACGAACAGCTCTTCGACGGCTGCCGCAAGTGGTACTGGATAGGAGAAGAAATAGGTGGTGTGTGCGACTTTGAGGAATGTGACGTGTTGAATCCGTTGGACATGGTGCGCATCATCGAGAACGGTCTGACCTAAGACCAATATGCCGAATGGCGTGAGGCCAACCTCGATGATGGCCGTTACATCAACCTCAAATTCTGGCTCATGGGGCTGCGGCATGATATGCTGACGAAAGAAAAAGAACATCAATAGATAATATGGAAACAAAACGTAAATATACTGACGAGCCAGGAGCTGATAAGGGAGCCATACACTTGATAATAAACAAGTTTCGTAGCAGCATCCGTCCGTTTTGCTGCAATAATCAGTACGACCTCGATACGATTCCCGTGGCGACTGTAAAGGAACTGAAGGCAGCACATACTGTTATGCTTACTGGTGGAGAACCGTTCGTTGTGCCCGGCATTATTGACTTTTGTTCACACCTGCGCTCTGATTACCCTAATATCAAGCAACTCTACGTTTACACTTCTGGCTGTGAGATGTTTTGCCATGATGAATTGTCTTTTGATCCATATTATTTCAGTCTGAACGTGGATGGTATTTATTTCTCACCAAAGATTGAAATTGACTATAAGGCGATTAAGAAGATGCTGACTAAGAAATCTTTTGCGTTAGAATTCTTTCACCACGTCCGCAACAACCGCATCATCCTCATGCCTAACGACTTTATGACTCGTGAGCAGCAGGAGAAATACATCGAGAGCCTACCTCTCAAGGATCTTGCTTGTTATGGTGCAATTTTTGAAGTGGAATATCGGGACTGGCAGGAGGAGTTTAAGCTGAATGGAGGCGTGTGGCGCAGACTGCCAGTGTTCTTGTAATTGTGTTACCCTAAGAAGTAAGAATGTAATGGAAAAGAAAACAAATGTAGACTTTGTAGCAAAAGAAAACTTGGACTTTATATCGGAAGCATTCAAAAAAGAGGAGTCCGTATCTTCGCATTCAATACTTGATGAATTAGAGCGTTTGCATATAGAAGTAAGAGCAGGAAACGGTAACATAATGCCTGGTATGCTCGTCTTTGGTAACAAAACGCCCTCTTTGCCTTTATACCCTGCAAATAAGGAAGGTTGCTGCGTGTTATGCAAAGCGGAAATACAGATTCTTGAAGAGCAGATAGAGCAGTTTTTACAACGAAAGGACGAGTGCAAACCTCTTCATTTAGAGGAATTGGATGAATGATAGTCTGAATTGTATAACACCAAGATATAAAACATTTTGTATTCGCGATTTTCATTTAATAAGCAGGTGCAGACGTTGTGATAACATCTGCCCTTCGCTTTCTTATGTGCAAGTCTATAATTCCAAATTCAACAATTCAACATCGGCCTTGCCGATAATTCAAAACTCAAAATTCAAAATTCAAAACTCCCATCATCTTCCACTCGGCAGCACAAACCACCCTCCACCGCCACGGAAGAACTTGCAACCTAAGTACAGAGTGTCAAAAGCGTCCGTAAAATCGGTACGGTTTTCTAAAGGCAGCGTGTCTTCGCTCTCAGGCTTTTTTTCTTGACTCTTATTTTTGTGAAATCCTCGATACGAAATCTGCACCTCACACAGCTGCATGGCAATGATAAGGTCTTGGTTGTTTGGCTGGTTTATGCGGATGGCAGGGTAGGAGAGGTGAGCCAAGCCGTCGTTGATGATCTTGTGCTTTACCTCGTGTTTCTCGGGTGCTCCCATGTCTATTGCCGTCACGTTCCACCCTCGCTTCTCTAATTCTGCAATCACGGTCATATAGAATCGCTCGTCTGACGAAGCGTAGGAAGCCCCCTGCTTTGCCGTAGCATCATAGAAATACGTCACGTCGCGGTTGATGGCCCGCTTCGGTGCATAATAATCCGAAAAATCAGCAATCAGTTCACGCAACTTGCGCTCGTTCTTCACATAGAAGCTCTTGATGACGTTCAGACATTCCATGCCGTCGCGCTCGTACATCTGCCCAACCACAAGCGTATTGATGTTGGCGTTATAGTCGAGGGCTATATATAAAGGTAAAGAGTTGATGCAGTCGGAATCCTGGCGCGAGTCGTTGCGCTCGCCTAATTCCTTAAAGTCGGGTTGATAGCTCTCGCTCGTAACTTTCCTTCCACCGATGATGCCCGACACCTTTTGCGTGGAAAATTTTGCAGACGACAGTGGGTCTATCTCGTCGGGGATATAACCGTGGACATGATCGATGTCAAGATTTGAGTAGAAGCCATCGTTAGACTTCTGCACCTTGATGTTGAGAATGGAAACCGCGAAAGTATAAGGTGGAAGGTCTCGCTTCATCTGACGAATATAGTCTTCACCCAAAATGTCCACATTGTCGAGCGACGACGCACGGCGCACACAGAAAGCCACACGGCGCAGTTCACGCAAATTATAGTCGTAAAATTTCTGCTTACGATAAAGCATCTGCATTTCAAGATCCTCGTCTTTAGTAATTAGATACTCGTAATCATAAATCAACTCAGCATCATTTTGCGAAATCAGTTTATAGTTTACGGCCATGTCTACCATTGCCTTCGTAACGTGTTTGCCGTGATTAGGCATGATACGAAACTCTCCTTCATGCTTCATCATCTTCAGAGCTGTGTCGAGAATATCCTCTTTTACTTCTTCCGGCACTACATGAACCAGATGTCCCGACTTCTTTGCGTTATAAAGAAGATCATTATAGAAAATTACTCTATTGGCGTAATCTTCCAATATTTCCTGCACCCACCGATAAGTCTTGCCTTTGAACGGACCTGCCTCAATTTGCAAGTCCAGTTTCTCTTCCTCCCTCTCCAGCCACGAACCTTTGGCAGTGAGCGAAGCATCCGAGAGAAAGCGCGTACTTTTATACATCGGGTTGTAATCAGAGAATTTGATGATGCCATCCGGATGCGTCTGGCCTGAAAGCGCCGGCATCAACTCGTCCGTCACTTTCTTGTAAGGGAAGAACCTTGCTTCGTCACCCACCATGGCCGAGAAGGTGTAAGAGTTGGCACTCGCAGTCTGAGAGAGGGATATAAGCACCCATCCGGCACCATTGGCAAACCAGATGTAATTGTCATAGTTCTTAGGCTTGAAGATACTCTCACGGGCATGTTTCGGCGGGCGACCCCAACCGAAGTGTATGCCCTGCGTAAAGCCGAACATACGCTCCATGGCCGCCATCGTACTCGGTATGGTCTTGCCGAAGCCCTGTTGTCGCGACACAGCCACCCATGCGCCGAGCATACCAGGCATGGAGTTGCTTGCCATCCAGACGTAAGGAGCCACAAGTCCGTCGGTCTTACCCACACGGCGGGCAGCAATCACTCGCTCGTCCTTGGCTCCCATGTATAGCGACTGTTGCTGGAATTTAGTTAAGTATATGTTATGTGCTTGCTGCATGTTTTTGAGTTTTGAGTGTTGATTTTTGAGTTTTGAATTATGCGCTTTGCGCATTTTGAATTGTTCAGTTTTGAATTGATTAGCCGCGAATTCAAAATTCATAAATTCAAAATCGCAGGCTTTAGCCGAGAATAATTCAAAACTCAAAATTCCTAAATCCTAACTGCCGTAGGCTTGTGTCCTATGTGCCATTTGCTGCACGTCTTGCATCGATACACCGTCATGCCTTGCGCCCGTAGCTTCGGGTTCTGATTGAGATATTCCCACGCATCATCCTCGGTCTCGTAGGCCTCCTTCGCCTTCCACGAGCGTTGCTTGCGTGTGTAATGCTCAGGGTCCGGCTTGAACGGCGGCACCTTGTTAAAGTATTTGTGTTGGTTGTTACTCATGTCTTGTTTTTGTGTTGTTGTCGGTTGTTTTGTCAGAAGAGGGTAGGCTGTGCCAGCTCCAGTTTGATGCGCTTACAAGCCTTGTCGTAATACTCCTTGTTGAGCTCGAAGCCGATGAAGTTGCGCTTCTCGCGAATGGCTGCAATGGCAGTGGTGCCGCTGCCCATGCAGTTGTCTAATATGGTGTCGCCCTCGTTGGAGTAAGTGCGAATGAGGTACTGAATGAGAGCTACGGGCTTTTGTGTGGGATGAATCTTACCTTTCTGTGCGGCATTGCTATACTCCAAAATGTTTGAAGGATAGTAAATGTCATTTTTTACATCAATGTTTCCAAACTTACGATACACGCCATCCCCATTTCCCTCTCTATTATCATACGACTTTTTGTTTCTAAATAAACCTTTAGTCATTTGAGGATTGTAGATGCAATCGCCATAACTGAAAACAGATATATTTTCATACTGCTTGAGAGGTCTTTTTTTTGCGTTCAAAAAACCCACTTTCATTTTCTTGTCCCAAATCTAGTCATATTTCCAATTCTTAATATTTGAAACTCTCAGAAATGTGCTAAAAGGCTCATTGCCGAATAGAACAATTGGAGCGTTTCGCTTTATAATTCTTCTGTATTGCTCCCACAACTTGTCAAAAGGAATTACGCTATCCCAAGCGCAAGCAGTAGTACCATACGGCAAATCGCATATCACGCAATCCACACTCCCGTCCGGAATCCTTTTCATCCCTTTCAGGCAGTCTTCATTATATATCTTATTCAGTTCTATCATGCTTTGTTGTTTCGTAAATCTATCAGTTAAACCATTTCACAGTTGTCTCGCCTTTATATCCTTTCTCCCACACGAACCAGGCGTAAGCCGCTGCGCTGCTGCCGTACTTGTCGAAGTCGCCATTCATAGCGCATTTCAGTCGTGATGAACTTACCCAAACACGAATGGGGGGGGTAGAACGGAAGAGAGCGCGTCGGGCCTTGCCTTCGAGGAAAGTCAGTTTCAGGAACATCGCTACCTTCTTTCCTTCGGGAATGATGCTCAGAGCCTTCTCCACAAACTCCTGCGCATATCTGTAGGGTGGGTTGGTAACGATGTTTCCGTCCCACGCCAAATTATCAATAGCGAGGAAGTCGGCCACCTCGCCGTACCCTCTATCCACAAGGTCGCGGCTCGCCACATCATACCCTGCTGCCTTCAGCACCTCGCTCATGTGCCCCTCGCCACACGACGGCTCAAGAATCCTGCCCTCAAACCGCTCCAGCTTGCACAGCCATTCCGTCGCCTTCGGCTCAGTGGCATAGTAATCCTCCCGCTGCCGATCCGCATCCGTATGGTTGCTTGCGCCTAATGTCTTGAACACAGCAGCCGAGCCGCCCACCCAGTCTTTTCTTTTTATGTTGTTATTCATATTGTGTAGAGTTTGTGTTGTTTATAATGAAATTTACAGCTTTAGAAGAATTTTACAGGTTGACTTTTATCGATTAACTTGCGAGTTTTTTCAGCACAAGCGGCCACGCATTTTTTTACTGCTTCGGTGATGTCCAGGATTTGGCCCTCACGCATATTGTTGTATTTATCACAAGTGTCCTCTATTATTTTGTAGAGAGTCTGTTTCTGCAAAGCCTCCATATAGTCCACATATTCCTTGCACGTCTTGCGCCGTGGTCCCTTTACCCAATCAATGAAGTCCTTCTTCCAGTCCTTCCATGTCTTGATTTTTATTGTTATCATTGTCGCTTACATTTTGAATTGTCGTTTCAAGAAAGAATTACTCTTTATAAGTTCTATCATTTCCTTCTCTGAGTGTAAACCCTCCCAAAATACTTCAGTATGTGAATAATTTCTTTCATCGTCAACAGAGAACGGCACGGCATAGTTGGTATATACAACGCCGTGATGTTTTATCAAGTGACGACCTGGATTCTTGTAGATGTTATTGATCCACGTCTCGTTGTCACATTCAGTCCATATTTTACATTCTTCGTGGGTAAGATTTTTGTCGATACCCATAGGATAGTGACCTGCCTTGCCGTTACCTTCTGTTCCGAAATAAATGATCTTTGCCATATCGTGATTGTTTTATGTTGTTTTATAATTCGCCAAAGTCCAGTTTCATCTGTTGGAATTTCTCGGCATACCATTGTTTGTATGATTTGCCCGAAATCCACCAGTCGTAGATATTCTCCGCTATTTCGGTTTCTTGCTCCTCCGTCAAGCGGTCAGAAGAGGAGCTGGATGAAAACCCTGGGGCTGCGATGTTCCATACACCTCTGTTTGGTCTCCAATGTTCCGGGGCTTGATGCTTGATGTAACCGCCTGCGTCCTGAGCAATCCTCTGATGTTTCTGAGAGGCATCATAGTTCAGAGCTATCTTCTCTGCTTTTTGCAGCAGTTCCACCGAGTGAAGCATCTTTTTTCGCAGTCCTTCCGAAGCTCGCTCCAATGCTTCGGCAAGCGTAATGTCTATATTCATGTCTATTCATAAAAATATTGTTGTTATTTATATTCCGTACTTCTTCAGATACCCCTCACACTTGAATCCCTTTCTTGGCATGAAGTCCTTGAAGTCGGTGGTGCAGAAAATCATTCGCTTGTTGCACCATCGAGCCATATCCTTTTGCCATTCGGGGATGGCGTGATTTGGATTTGTAGGGTTGCGGTATGGTTGTGCGTAGGCATACACGGCTCTGCCTTCATGGTTCTTGCGGAAGCGTTGCAGTCGCTCCCACCAGTAGTGTAGACGGTGGTAACATTCTCGGAAGTCGTTCTTTCCGCCTATCATGGTATAGAGAAAGTATTCGCCACGGAATCCTGCATCATTGATTAGCTTCATGGCTCGTTCACATTCCGCTATCTGTGCCGTGGTGTCGCAACCGAAGCGGATGCGAGAGTCTATCCATTTCACTTTGCCCAACAGTTCTGCATATTCGGTAGTGACAAGCCGTGCGTCCATCGCCTGATTGAAGTCGATATGATACCCCCCCCGAATGATTTTTTCCAACTGTTCTTTTGCATAGTCGCCAGCTGCAAGGATGTTGTTATCCATTAGCACAACGTGCGTTCTGCCCCCGATGGCTATCTCTTCTATATCCATGTACGGACGGATGAACCCTTCCTTCTTTGGCACCACACACCAAAAACACTTGTTGGGACAGCCCTCGGTCAGTTTGCCGTAAGCATGGTCCTTTGGCACCCATGGGAACAACTCGTATAGTGGTTGTATTCGGTCTATCTCGTCGGGTAGACGCTTATAGATGTCGTAGCCCGTTCCACCCTTCTCCAGTCGGTCGTAGGAGAACTGCCGAAAGTCGATGTCGGGCGAAAAGTTGAAAACCTTGCTGGCATACAGTATATCGTAATGATGCCTGTCGAAAAGGTCGGTAGGCTGTGCCCATTCCACTTCATCTCCCCGCATCGTGTGCCAACGGGCAATCTTGCCGAGAGCCACGTTAGGGTATATCGTAGCTCCCCATTTCTTTTTGCCGTGTCGCCCATCCACGTCTATGAGTCCTATTTTCATCTCTATTCCCTATATTTTCTGTTTATTCAGTATCACTCTTCACTTTCCCCTCTTCACTTTCACCTTCCATATACTCGAAGTAGTCAGGTTCTTCCTCTCGCTTGTCGCTAAACATTTCTTCGTCTTCTATCTCTTGGAGGTCTTTTGTAGTAAGACCATACTTGCGGGCCATGCGCAGCTTCTCCTCTTCGGTGTAGTTGATGCGGTCGCGCTTCACGATGCTCACGTCCTGCGTGATGGCAATGCGACTCATGTCCGGCATCTCGTCTGTAGCGTCGCGCTCCTCGTCGAAGTCTTTGTAGATTTTGCCCAATGCTTCCATGCCTTTAGTCACGGCACGGTCGTTGTTCTGCTGCTTGCCCGTGCGGATGAGCCATTCTGCCGCACTGAGAAACATACCCTTATGGCGTGGACTCTCGTCGGTCTGGAAGAACCGTATCAGATGGTTGCACACCAGTACGTCGTTGTTGAGCTCCGTGACCGTGCGCGGACAGATGTTGCCATCGTCATCGAGCGTAATCTTCAGCGCAAGCACATACTCCTGCGCCTCTTTGTTGCCCTGTGCTGCCTGGTTGAAGAACAGCTCATAGTCGCGTCGGGCAATGTTGCGGCACACCGTTCGAGGGTCGATGTCCTTGTTTTGCACCCATCGTTTATAAAACTCCGAGCATATCTGCATACGGTAGCGTTGATCCAGCTTGGGGAACGCCGTCTGCATACTCGTGCCGTAAGAGAGCCACTTGTCGATGCGGGCCAATGTATTTTGCGTGATTCCTGACATAGTTTTGTGTTTTTATATAGTCAAAGTTACAATATTCCCCGTCCCCCGTGCGGACATCCTCAATATCCCGTACCCCACCATGTCCGCATTGCGTAGCATCTTATCAGTAACTTTGTTGTATAAAATTCAGGACAACAACAACACAAAACACAACACAAAAACATGAACAATCCATTCTACGTCTCGCGAGCCATTGCCGCAGTGCTCGGCTTGCTGTGGGTTCACATCGAACCCTCTATCAATTTTATCACCGTGTGCTTCTTCGCCCTCATCATCGACTGCTATACGGCGTGGAGGTGCAACCGTCGCATTTACCAAAGATACCGCGAGGAGATAAAGCGTAACCCGAAGTGTAAGATGGACGGCAAGTTGCGCTCCAAGAAAATGGCAAAAATGGTGTGGACCTTCTCGCTGCTCATAATGTGTATCTGCCTCGCCTCGTATCTCGACCGCAACATTCTTGGCTATATGAACACCCACCTCGCCAACCAGCTCACCGCCATGTACTGCCTGGTGCAGTTTGTCAGCATACTCGAAAATGAGAGCACATGCAACGGAGCGGCCTGGGCAAGAGTGCTTCAAAAGATTGTGGCTGACAAGACCGAGCGACACTTCAATGTGAAACTGAAAGAGCTGATGAAGGATAAGGAGGAGAATGAAGAGAAAAGTGAAGAGTGAAGAACGAAGAGTGAAGAATCCATGTGCTTTGCTAATGGCGAACATTCAATACTTGAAAAGAACATTCTATTTCTGTGAAATCTGTGAAATCTGTTGATAGAATAAAAATCCAAGTCACATGACAATAAGCAACATTCTTGAGCATTGGGCTTCCATCTACAAGCCCCTTTCTCACAACCCCGAAAGCGAACGCCTCGAAGACCAGAGTTTCTTCCGCATCCGCTACATCGACCTTGAGAACATCTTTTCCCGTAACGCCAACATCGTTCACTCACCGTGTATGCTATACAGCGTACTGACTACTGGCGAACTCGTTGACGCAAAGAAGGCATCTGTCTCTCACCAGGTGTGGTTTCTCGCCAAGGTGAAGGACACGCCGCAGACCCTCGGCCGTTACGACGGCAACAAGATAGAGCGCACGGCCAACGACCTCACCGACTACTGCAAGGACCTCATCGCCTGGCTTATCGAGGTGAAGCGCACAGGCCGCTGCCCCGTTACAAAGCGATCGTTTGCCGATGATGCCGTGGTGATGGCAGAGCTGCAAAGCATCGATACCAGCAGCATCTCCTTCGGCATGGTGGGCGACATCTATGCCGGACAATGGCTCGTTGTGGGCATGGACTGGAAGAGCCTGCAACCGCTCTACAACTTCGCGTGTGGTAGCAACGGTAAGTATATCGTGCCGAAAGAGGAAAACTCTGATGATAATAAAAAGTAAAACGTCATGCCAAAGCCAATACAAGCCCCAGCTTTTGATTTTAAAGACACCGCACGATGGTATCTTGGCGACGTGTTGCGTCAGCTCAAGATAAACACCGAGACGCAGTGCATCTTCCCGAAGGAGATTTACAGCGGCTTCCGGGCAATAAACGATGCCCGTGGAGCACGCGGACAATGGCACGCCGAAGGAGTGGGCGTAAACTCTTTCCAAGGCAGGATTGTGAACGACACTCCCGAAGGCTGGACCTACGAGTTTACCTACAACGACTATATGCGCTTCGTGGATATGGGTGTTGGTCTCGGCACTAAGTACAACGATGTGGATAGCGCACGAAAGGCCAACTATTCTCGCCGCTATGTCCGTTCATGGAAACGCTATGGAGCGGGTCGCTCTCAGCGTCCTGCCATTATGATGGAGCTTCGACACCTGAAATCGCGTATGCAAAACTATCTCGTTGACTTCTACGGCTACCAGGGCGAAGCACAGATAATTAAGGCTTTTGAGGATTCTGACATCCATATCACTCTCTAACAACACAAAAACAGAAGACAATGGCAACACAAAGATTAGCAAAAGTAGTAATCACGGCCAATGCCTCTACAGCCAAAAAGGTATTGGAAGAGATTGACGCTCTTGTGCAGAAATATACTGCCGACATTCAGAAGATGACTGCCGCAGGACAGGCTAATACGGCTGAATGCAAGCAAGCAGAACGCACGCTAAAGGCTCTCTCGCAAGTACAGCGTGACAATATCGAGGACACGAAGCGATTGGGCGAGGTGGTGCAAGACCTTGCCAATACTAAACTGCGTGATCTTCGCCGTGCTATGGGTTCGGGTAAGTCGGCTCTCGCAGGTCTTACCGGCTCGGATGCCGACCTGAAGAGGGCAGAGCAGATACGAAGCGAGATGAAGCAGGTGGGCGACCAAATGCGCCTTATCGAGGGTCAGTATGTTAATATAGCCGATGGCTTGAAGAATGTAAAGAACCAATCCGATCAGTGGCTCGATAAGGCCATTAAGCAACAGCGTGACCTTGTTGGTTCGCTGCAAAAGTCGGATGCGTCGTATCAGCAGAACCTTGCCACATTGAAGCAGCTTGAAGCCGAGGAGGACAGACGTAAGGGCAAGATGAGCGTAACTGAGGCACGTCAGGCTGTGAGCAATGGTAATGCTTCGGCTTCCGACCTGCGACGCGCTAAGACCACGCTTACTGAGGCTCGTGACAAAACTCCTACAGCAAATACTGGCGACATTGCGCAATACAACAAAGAGCTCCAGGAGATAGAGAAGCGACTGGAGGCTGTGTCGGGTAAGGCTCAGAAAACATCAATGAGCTGGAAACAGATGAAGCAGGTATTGGCTGAACCTAACAAGGCTTCGGGCGAAGACATCAAGCGCACGATGGAAGTGATACAGCAGAAGATTCAGCAACTCCCTGCTGGCAGCAAGTATGTGGCCGACCTCCGTCGCCAATACTCCATGCTCGAACAGACCCTCAAGGGTACCCGTATGTCGCAGAGTGCCCTTAACGACATTCTCACTCGTAGCAAGCAGGGTAAAGCATCCCTCGACGAACTGCGACGTGCTTACAAGCAGCTTGAAGAGGAACTGAACCAAATCAATACCAAGAGCAAGGAGTTTGCCGACAAGCAGAAGTCGATGAAAGAACTGAAGAAGAACATCGACGAGGTGACGGGCGCGGCCAACAAGCAGGGTGGGGCATGGCATACAGCGATGAAGAACCTCACGGCATACGTCGGATTGTTTGCGATATTCAATCATGTAAAAGACCTCGTTGCGGGTGCCATCAAGAAAAACTTTGAGTATTCGGGTTCGTTGACTGACATCCGTAAAGTCAGCGGTCTAACGATGGAGCAGGTAAAACAACTCTCCACCGAACTGGCTAAAATCGACACCAGAACAAGCGTGGATGGACTGGCACAACTCGCGTATGAGGCATCTAAGCTCGGCGTAGGAAAGTACGGAGTGGAAGGTATGGCTCAATTTGTAAGAGCCGCCGATAAAATTAACGTAGCAATCGGCGAGGAAATGGGTGAAAAGGCCCTCCCATCATTGCTGAAGATGACGGAAGTGATGGGTCTTATCCCGAAGATGGGACTCGAGAAATCCATTGAAGCTGTAGGATCTTCTATGTTTAAGTTGGCTTCTACATCTACTGCCACGAGCAGTGACATTACTGAATTTGCGAAGAGATGCACGGGTGTGGCACGAACAGCCGGTATAACAACCGACCAGTTACTCGCCCTTGGTAGTGCGTTCAGTGCGCAGATGGCTTCGCCCGAAGTTGCAGCCACCGCTATGTCTAAGTTTATCGTGGCGTTGCAGAAGAATCATAACTTGATAGAAAAAGACCTTGCCATTCCTGCTGGAACCATTAACAGCATGTATCAGGCAGGTAACGCTATGGATGCTATTGTCCTCATTCTTGAGAAGATGAAGGAGAAGGGCAATATGAATGCTCTTGGTGAAATCTTCAAGGACGTAGGTGGCGACGGTCAACGACTCATTTCTTCTATGGTTACAATGGCTAAGAACGTGGACATGTTGAAAGACCATCTCTACGAGTCGCAGGAAGCTTTCGAGGAAGCCACCGCTGTAGGCAAGGAATACTCGATGCAACAGATGAGTGCAATAGGTATCCTCGAAAGAGCCAATAATCTTTGGGAGAAGGCATTTGTCAATCCTGATGGTGTGGATGCAGTGAAGGGAATGGCAGAATGGTGGTATGAGATGTCGAAGACCATGACAAGCAGCCCATTGTTGGAAGGAACGTTGCAGGTTGCTTTGCAGATGGTCCTTATTACGCTAAAAGGTATCGCAACATTTCTTCCAGTGATTATCGGATATATGGCATCGCAAGGTGTATATTCTGGACTGAGACTTCTTTATCAATATGTAGCAGCACTCGGTATGGCTGGAAAGGCCATGTTCCAATATGTGAGAGCTCTCTTCACGGCTAACGCAGCGCAAAGCACGTTGAATAAGACAATGAAGCTGAATCCGTGGATAGCCCTTGCGAGCATCATTGTCGGTGTGGCAGGAGCTATATATGGATATGCACAACGTGCAAAGGAGGCAGCACAGGCCGAGAAGGAAGCACAGCGACAAGCTAACGCATGGCGCGAAACTCTTGGACAAGCTGCCGTGGAGACCAGTAATCTAAACAAAAAGCTTGCAAACTATAAGCGGATGATAAGCGAGGCAAACCTTTCGCAAAAGGAACGTCAGGGAATTATATCACGATTTAACAGGGATTTCCGCTCTTATATCACTAAACTTGGCATCGAGATTAAGAGCGTCAAGGATTTGCGAGACCATTATTCAGAACTGGCACAAGAGGCTCAAAGAGCTACTTATTACCGTATGCGTGAGCAAGCGAAACAACAAGCATTGCCTAAGTTGGATTCCAACAGAAATGCAGCTTCCAACGCATTGATGGCTTATGTCGAGAAGTTTGGGTTGACAAAACTTGGTGTCACATTCCAGGACATAGACCGATGGGTAACCGCAGGAATAGGTGGCGATGCTCTGTTTATGAAATTGGCGAAAATGGCTCCGAAGGAGAAGACGGGCTTGGTTGATGGGTTTAATTGGAAAATAGGCAAGCAAGGTTATATATATCGTGACACTTATGACAAAAACCGCAAGGCGGCTCCTTCTACAGACTTTCAGACTCAAACAGATCTCGTCAATTTTCTTGCTGCTTCTCGTTGGTATGTCAATGCGACAAGAAGAAGATCGAATACGTTAATTAATATTGATAAGGCTTATAAAAACTGGGTGCCTGTAGGATATACGGATTATACCGAAGACGATCCAGGCACTCTCGGAAAAGACGCTCCGGATAATGACGCAATCCGTCAGGAGGCTCAAGACAGGCGCGACCAAGAACGTGCTTGGCGTGAGAAACTGAAGCAGAAGCAAGATCAGGCGAAGGCTATCATGGATGACGTGGACAATTACTATGACCGTCAGATTAACGCAAAAATCGCTCAAGCTATATCTCTTAAGATGGACAAGACTGAGCAGGAGCAGTTCGTCCTTCCTCTAATACAAAACAAAGAAATAGCCCGTTCTCAGGTACGCCTTGCTGTGGCTGGCAAGGAAAACAAATGGGAAGACGCAAAGAAGATGATGGCTGCTGATATGGTTGAACAAGCGGATGAGACGGGTGTAAACCTTTCAAAAGATTTGTTGGACGGCATATTGAACAACAACATCGAAAATTTGCGCAAACTTATGGAGCAGTTGGGCAACAGCCTCGGTCTGTCTATGAACTCCATCACAGCGCAAATCTTCGCAAAAGCCACACGCAGCGAACAGGAACTTCTGAAGATGCAGCTCAAGCAGATGGAGGCTCGCCGTAAGATTGCTATGGAGCATGACTATACGGGTATTGTTCAGCAGAACTCGTATGACAACTTCAATGAAATGGGTTATGCCGCGCCTACAAAGGAGGAGACAACCATTACGAAGAAGATGGTTGGCGGTAAGGAGGTTCTCGACAACTCGGCTTTCGAGAAGCGTAAGAAGGTCATCAAAGAGATGTTTGAGGCAGCTCGCCGGAATATAGCCCAACTTTATACGATCGATGTTACTACTACGAAGGGTAGGGGAATGTTGATGAAAATGCTCTTTGGCGATGATCCCGACGGCATGGCTGCTCGTATCAAGACATCGTTGGGGGAGAGCGAAGATAGTTGGAAGGCTTTTTATCAGAACCTTATCCAGTATTCGGACAATTATGCGGAAGCCGAGAAAAAGAAGTATGACTCTGCAAAGAAAATAGTTGATTTTTGGTGGTCATCCAACAAGCGCAATCTTGCCCAGCAAGCAAAACTGCGCAAGATGGAGAACGAAAGCAAGATGTTTGGCAAGCGCACAAACTTTCTCTCTAATCTCGGTCTTGCCGATCTCACGGCCGACCCGGAGATAGAACTGATGAAGGCGCGTATGCAAGCTGCTGAAGATTATTACGCCTTTGTAGAACGTAACACGAAGAACAAGCAGCTTATCGACGAAGCCGAACGTGCCCGTCAGGAGGCGGAACTTGCCTATGCCAATCAGATGGCAACAGCTATGAAGTCGCGCCTCTCGCAGATGAAGGAACTTGTGCGGCCCATTGAGGATTTTGGCGCAGCCGTAGGCCAGGCTCTTGCTGAAATGCGCTATGATGCCGAGAGCGCAAACGACGCTATAAAGTCTGCCCTCAAGTCTATGCTTGAATCATGGGGAAAGATGGCTGTCAACGATGTCAACACTCAGATGTGGAAGGCTATCAATGATGCAGCGGCCAAACGGGGCAGAGCAAACGCCCAGCCCGACATCGACGCGGCGCGTGCCAATGCAAAAGCCAACTATACCGATTTCAATGGTATTGATTGGCGCAATTTCGGCACAGAGTCTAATCCTTTGTGGGTGCGATGGACAGGCGACCATTACGAGGATAAATCGGGCTATGTTGTTTCTACAAAGGAGGATGGCACGCCATTGTCAAATCCCGATGGTGGTGTCCCTCAAACCAACGAACCACCAAGAGCATGGCAGAAACGTCATCCTGACGGAACGATTGATGATTATAATAAGGAGGTAGCCGGTCTTGGAGGACAAATCGGATCTGCGGCCGTTGATGTTGCCACTGGTAATAGTGATATGGGCGAGGCGGCTGCCGACATTGCTATGGGTGGTGCAAATGCGCTTCTTAACGCTAATATCAAGGTTGGTAAGAAAGATGATAAGAATAAGAAGAATCGCAAAAAGGAACTTTCAGATGAAAAGAAACATCAAAAAGAGCTTGCCGAAATAAAGAAAAAAGGAGTCAAAGATCAGGAAAAGGCTGTGGAGAAGGGCCAGAAGAACATGACCCAGACAACAAAAGAGGGTAGCGAGGATCAGAAGCAGATAACAAAGATCGGGCAAGATGTCATGCTTGCAGGCACCGAGCAGGTGCTTGCAACGACTATAGCGGCTAAAAAGAAGACCGATGACGAGGCCGTGAAGAGCGAGGCGGATAGTACAGAGGCGCGTGTGAACCTCTCGCTTGCAGGTGCCGTTGCCAAGTGTTTCGACTTTCTGGGTCCTATCGCTGGCCCTATCGCGGCTGCTGTTGTCACGGCAACCTTAAATGGTTTGCTCCAGTGGGCTATCAGCTCTGCTTTCAGCAAGAAGAGCAGCTCAAACAAAAAATCAAACATGAAGGTAACGTCGGGTATGCTCACCTACGATTCCGGCAACGTGCAAGACCTCCGTCCGTTCGTCGGCAACGATGGTAGTCTCTATTGGGCAATCGAGGACAATAAGCCACACGACGGCGTAAACCTCCTTACACGTCCTACCGCCACCACCATCAACGGTCATCCGTCCCTGGTAGCCGAAAATGGTCCCGAGTTGGTAATCGGACGTGAGACAACCCAGGCAATGATGATGAACAATCCTCAGTTGTTGAAGGCTCTCGTCAATTACGACCGCAACTATTCAGGTCGTCGCGCCTACGACGCTGGCAATGTAGCCGAAACAAGCCCTACGGTAGCCGCAGGATCTTCTGTAAGCGACGAAATGGTGTCTTACCAAGCTAACACCAACGTAGCCCTCCTGCAAGCCGTAAACACGCTCCTGCAACGTCTGGAGCAGCCAATCGAAGCCAAGATTGATATGTATGGCCGTGGCAAGCTTTATGACAGCATGACAAAAGCAAATCAGTTTATGAAGAACAAATAGCCTGCCGCAAGCTGCCTTTGCTGCAATCCGCAAGTAGCAGAGCATTTCCCTTGCGCCACACTTTTCGCAAGCGGCAAAGCATTTATCTTGCGCTATCTTTCACAATTAGCAAAGCATATATCAGGTCGTCGCGCCGTCAGGCGAGGCGACCTTTTCCTTTAGCTTCACTCGCATCTTCTTCCGCTTTACTCACTTATTCAAGAATAAACTTCCGTCCCCAGAGTTTAAACCTACAAACATTTGTAACTCCTTAAAAATCACGGACATTACATATAATATATCCATCAAAAGTCCATAAATCTACCAAAAAATGCTACTACTATATATAAATTTTGCCAATTTTCTTTCTTTCCCATTTTCAAAACTCCCTAACCTTAATGATATAGTTAGTAGCATTAACGCCTATGGCGTAAATAATTGACATTTAGTAAGTTGTAAGGACAATAAAGGCAACTAAGATGCGAGAAAATTGCGTATAAAATGCCTTATTTCTACTATTCTTTATATATTATTTGTTCTTTGCGCTCGTATAGATATATAAAAAATTACCCCATTTTTAAACTTTAAATAGATAAATGGCAGAAAATCAGAAAGTAAAATTGCTTTTTGAAAAATTCATTGGGGGGTCACGAGGTGGATTTTGGGTGGACAGCGGAAGCGTTTTTCAAAATTACGGACTTTTCATTTTTTGATGTTTTTCTAAAAAATGGACTCAAAACGGCAAGTTTGGACATTTGAAGGGAGAAATGTTCAAGATTAAACTTTAGGTTTGTACAGCTAAAACAATAGTAAAAATTATTGGTAAATAAAATAAAAGTTAAATACGATAGAAAAAGTTGGTAGTGTTAATTATAATTCTTATTTTTGCAACGGTAAAAATGACAATTATTAATATGTTCGACGAGATTTGCTCTGTATATGAAGATGCGACCGATGCCAAAGGTCGCTTCGTTGACCGCGAGACGGGCGAGTGCATCCAGCAGATGACTATCCGTGAGTTTTGCTTAACGGATCGTTGGAAACCGTATGTGCAGCGACTTCGTGCTATGCGCAAGGAGTTTGGTAGCAAAGCCAAGAAGATGCCTGAGTATATCAAGACTAAGAAGAAGTTACCTGGAGCCACTCTTAGCGGCTTGTTCGCCCTCTATGAGGATGACAGCCTTACGCATCCGGGACAGCGGGTAATGGTGAGCCGCCGAGAAACACATCTGAAGCAACACACCGGCTGGCTCGCCATCGACATCGATCTTGCGGACAATACGCAAATGAGCAATTTTGAAAATGTGCGCACGATATGCCGTTTTCGTCCTGAGATAGCCTTGCTGATGCGGTCATGCTCCGGCAGCGGATATTTCGGCTTGGTAAAACTGGCTTATCCCGAACGGCACAAAGACCAGTTCAAGGCTCTGCTCAAAGACTATGCCGCTATCGGCATCACGCTCGACAAGGCTTGCAGTAACATTGGGCGTGTACGCTTCGCTTCATGGGACGATGCTGAGCATATATATATAAATGAAAATGTGGTGCCGTATAAGGGACTGGAAGGTGAGCAAACTCAGCTTGTCTCCTTGGCTTCACGCCAAGCGTATCGCTTGCACAATGCGAATGTAGAGTATAAAGCCGAAGGCAACTCTAACTTCTGGGAACAGCAGCGGGTGCAAGACAGACTGATTGAGGTTATTGTGCAGGAACTTGTGGGTAATCACAGGAACATTACCGAGAGTTATGACGACTGGGTGAAAGCGGGATGGGCATTGCGCTCACATCCGTATGGACTTGACCTATTCCACCAACTTTCAAGATGCAGCTCCAAATATAATGAAGCGCAGACAAACCTGAAATGGCAGCAGTTGGGAAGCAGTCAGACAGTGACATACAACTATCTAATCCATGCCTGTAAGGTGGAGTTGGGAGAGGAAACCTATCGTCAGATTTGTAGGCGGGTTTGGAGTGAGTTGAAGGAGTGAAAATGAAAAAAATCATTTATAAACACTTTTTTACAAGTGTTAAACTGAAAACTCAAAAAATGGCAAAAACACCCTGATTTTCGTAAAAAATGAGGCTTACGCGTATTCACTTCATGTTCACTTCATGTTTACTGATTCTTTACTGATTGGTCAAATGTTAAAATTTAAACAAAAAAACGAGATGAAACTGATAACAATTACTGGTCCGAGTGGTGCGGGCAAAGATACCGTGGCAAGGATGATGTCGGAGATGACCGACTGGCCTGTTATCTGTTCTTACACCACACGGCCGAGACGTTTTGGCGAGGTTGCCGGCGAGGATCATTATTTTGTAGATAAATGTGACGTGCCTCGCGAAAAGATGTTAGCTTATACCCAATATGGAGGCTATGAGTATTGGACTACGGTAGACCAAATAAAAGGCATAGCCATCTATGTGATAGACGAAGCAGGGCTGGTTGACTTGAAAAAACATCATCCCGAAATTACGGTCTATTCTATTTACGTCTTCAGTGCAGCAGCGGCACGTCTGACAAGAGGTGTTAAACTCGTACGGATATTGAGAGACGAAGAACTTCTGAATTTGGCCGCAGATATTAGCTTCGATGATCGTATATACAATGACTTCTCTAAGGATCTAGAAGAGCTGCGCTTTGAGGTAGCAAGATGTGTTTGCTACATGCCGTTTGTCAAAGAACATCTCGATCCGTATGATTTAGAAACCCCGCATTTTACTGACTAAAGTTTAAATATATAAACAATGAAATTTACTGAACCATCTATAGAGTGGTGGCAGCAGACCACTCTTGCGCAACATATAGCAAGGGTGGGCAGAATATGCTACAAGGCTAAGGGCAAGCAGCCCGAAGAAGGAATGACCGAAGATGAAGTGGAAGCGTTCATTCAGAAGCGCGACGAGGAACGCTGCAAGGGCTTCTGGGACAGCGGACATCGCTCGATGTATCGCCACGGCACCGTCTACTTTTTCATGCCCAACGAAAAGGGCCTTCCCAACTATATCTGGGCGTATCTGAATGCTTCGCCTTACATAGACTATGCTACGAAGAATCATAAGGTGTGGATCAGCACTAATATGCAGTTCATGCTTGAGAACATGAACCTGATGAACGCGCTTAGCTCGTATGGTGTCAGCGAAGACGAGTTTATAGAGAAGGCGCAGAAGTACGAGTGCGAGGAGGCATTCTCCATTATCCGTATGACGATGGTAGTGACCACACAGATAAGCACATCGCGCGAGCTTAACCGCACGTCGCCAAACAGCATAGCCGAGCAGAGCACACGCTACTGCAATCTGGAGAAGAAGGGAGGTGTACAGATAGCACGTCCGCATTGGTACATTAACGGCACTCGTTGGCAGCGCATGGTCTACAGTTTTGTATGCCGAGTGTGTGAATGGGGCTATAACCGACTGCTGAAGGCAGGATTGAACCCAGAAGATGCCCGTGGCGTTCTGCCTCTTGATACCTACACGGTGGTGGCATACACTTACACCATTGCCGACTGGAAGAACATCATAGACCTTCGCTATCATGGCACAACCGGCAAACCGCATCCTAACGCATATCTGGTGGCAGAACTGATATGCAACAAGATACTGGAGCGTATGCGTGTATATTTACCCGATTTTGAAATATAACGAACATAAAAAACATTATGCAGCAATTAACATTAAATGAATATCAGGAGAAGGCAATGACCACCTGTTTGCCTACATGCAACAACATTGCCTATATGTCAATGAACCTGTGCGGCGAAGTGGGTGAACTTCTCTCTAAGCTTGCAAAAGCCATCCGCAAAGGCAAGCTGTTTATCGGCACAAGCGACCGAGACGAGAACGGCGAACGCATCATGACACAGACCCTTCATGGCGTGACCGAGCAGGAAATGAACGACATAAAGAAAGAATGTGGCGATGTTATGTGGCAGATGGCCGGACTTTGTTCTGTGCTTGGTTTCAGTCTTGAAGATGTGTGCCGTCAGAACCTTGAAAAATTGCAATCGCGCCAGCAGCGCGGTTTGATTGACGGCGATGGAGACAACCGTTAATTTTGAGACAATAACACTTCTTATGATAAATAGAGTAGTTTATGGCCAAATCAAATCCCTTAATATCGCGTGAAGAGCTTGTGCGCCAACAGCCCACCATCTACACATTCAATTTCAAGGATGTTCCCGTAGAGAAATATGCCGAGATGCTGGACGTGCTGTTCCATGCTCCCGCCTTCTGCGAGATTGTTGACAAGCGCAACAGGTTTGTCATGTCGGCAGACCGTTTGCGTCCGGGCTCGAGCGAAATGATAAATCTCGTGAAGATCATCCAACAGAGTGACCGCAAGTTGGCGGATGCTGTTTTCTCTTCACTCGTTCAGACAAATCTGCGGTCTAACGTTTCCTATGATTTTCTGTCTTTCTCAACCTTGTTGCGCTATTATGTAAACTATCAAAAGGACGGCATCAAGGAACGTGTTGACCGTTTGGCCTGCAACCTTGACAAGGTGACGTTCCTTGCTGATCTGCTTGAGTCGATTGTTACTGACATCAAAGCAGATATGAACGTCTTGTTTGACGGCAAAATGGAGTTTAACCAGTTTGATGCCGTCGCCAAGGTGCTTGAGCAGCTTCGCGGCTTCTTCAACTCGGCCCGATCCAAAAACGAGACTTCACCCGAAGCGCAGCTCTATTTTGAATATTCCGACTCCATAAACGATTATGTCGGCAAGCGTCTGAAAACCTACACGGCAAAATATCGTAAGATGCACCCTGCTGTCACAACACATACGGAGGCAGACCTCATAGAGGCTTTAAAGATCTTTTTTGGAGACAACAAAGCCTTTTCTCTTGAAGCAGCACACCTCTCAGGCTTTATAGGCCATACCGAAGCAGGTGGCGCGTTTATCGATGCAGCCAAACTTTATGTTGTGCTTGACGGTGTTCAGCGCGAGAAGATGGAGACTGTCATGGCAAAGAAGAAACTGACACTGAAAAAGGACAACGAAACAGCATACTGTCTGACCCTAACCGACACGCTTCTTGCCGTGTACAGACAATCCCGTAAAAAATTTAAAAAAGAATAGCTATGCCAAACATTTATCTTCGCATGCCTGCTGTCCGATGCCAGTTTTTCCGTCATCGCGATCCGAAGCACACGCTTGCTCCTGACGAGCCGTTGATATTCAACGCCTATACGCCTGAATATCGCATTATGTGGAGCTATCTATCCAATAGCGAATCACTCAGAAACACTATAAACATGCAGTGTTTTTCATATCATCAATGGCATAACATGATGACGGGTAAGTCTCCTCTCGACGGTAAGCCTGTTTTTCATCGCAACTCGGCAGAATATCTTACCTTTGAGGAGGTACAACGGTTGAACGGCATCCGCGATTACAACAAGAGTGATAGCGTTGACTATTTATGTGTAAAACTGCCCTCGGAAATTGAGTTTGTTGATGTCGTAAAACAGGTAACTCCGTCATGGAATTTACTTCCCCGTGGAGTTATAGAGCTAATGATATGTCTGAATAACGACTTTAAACGCTGCGTTGTAGAATGGGCCTTGGCCACGTTTGACTTTTGCACGTCTAACAACACGGTGCTGTGCCGAAAGCACGCGAGCATGCTCGAGCGTTTTCTTATGCGCTACGGCATGGATCCGTCTCAATCGGAAAAAGACAACTTGAGACGCATCATAGAAAGATGGTTTGCAGCAGACAACAACAATTTTAAGTCTTACTCATGCGCCGACATGCAGTTTGTTGACAGCAAGGAGAAGGCTTTTTCTTTCGAGAGAATAAAATGGGAGTGACTGTTACTAACTGTTAACGTCCTGTATAATATATGTTAAAAAACGGACTTTTATAAAAGCAAAAATGGTTGAAGCGGAAAAATGTTTAGAAACTTTCCTCGACGGGGTGTCAGACTTGTATCTTTACACCCCTAAAGAGACGGTGTTGCCCATACCTTTTAATGTGGGACAGCTGACCGAGATGAACAAATGTCAGTTGCCTAAAACCCCAGCTCTTCATATTTCTACAATAGAGAATGAGGACATTGTGGCGAGCAGCTTTACGGCAAAATCGTCAAGTTCAAAGGCAACGTTGGGACTCTTATATACCTATGATATAAGCGTTAATGTCGAAAAAGGGTATAAAAAAGTGCCCGATATAGTGAAAAATGTGGCACATGCCGACTTTTATGTCGTCTTGCGCCGATATGACGGATCGCTTCTGCTGTGCTACACCATGCCCGGCACGTTTTCAAGCAACAGCGTATCTTCGTGCTCGCAGACAGCAACCGAAGCGACAATTTCCATAAAAGCACAGGCTCTGTCTGATTTTATAAAAATGGACTTACTCTAATCAAATAGAAAAGACTTTGTTAATAGTAGTTTTTTGAACAAATTTTCATTTTTCAGCCGTTGTCCGTGAGGATAGCGGCTTTTTCTTTGTCCTAATGTTAAAAACCACGGTCTTTAATTTTGCACATGGATAACACAGCGGGGTGGAGCAGCTGGCAGCTCACTTGGCTCATAACCAAGAGATCGAGGGTTCGAGTCCCTTCTCCGCAACATTTAGCAACCAGGTAAAGAGGTTGTATTCAGGATAACAACACAAAAACTATTCAGATGATAACTACACTTCTTGAACTCTCCACTACTAAATACTGGATGATGCACCCGCCGATGCTCAATGCCTTGCGCATTGGCATACAGGAGAACATCGCCGGTCGCATTGCCCTTACAGCGGAGCAGACCGTTAAGCGCATGGCATACGCTATTGGTATGACAGCCAATGGCGAGAAGTTGCAATTCTCCATGTCTTCAAACGACGATGAAGGCAATGGACGCGAACCGAGCGAAGAAACCAACAAGTTTGTAGCCGTGCTGCCCGTCTGCGGTCCGATTACCCGTAACGGTGATGCTTGCTCTTACGGATCAATCGACTTTCGCGACATGATGATACAGACTTCCGACCATGAGGAGTGTAAGGGTATCGTCGTTTACATCAATTCCGGCGGCGGTTCTGGGAACGCTATTCCTGATTACAAGTACGCTATTGACTATGCTCACAAGTAGGGCAAGAAGGTTGTTGCTCTCGTTGACGGCAACTGCTATTCGGCTGCAATGTATCTTGCTGTTCTTTGCGACGAGATTTATTATGTGAACGTAAAGGACAGTTTTGGATCAATCGGCGTTTATGGAGGTTTCTACACCATGAAGTCGGGCGAGAAGAACGTCTATACAAACGAGACTTGGAATGAGGTGTATGCTACACAAAGTTACAACAAAAACGAGTGGTATCGCAAGGCGACCGACGGAGACTATTCTCTTCTGCAATCCGATCTTGACTCTCTTTGCGAGGAGTTTATGTCGGATGTAAAAGCGGCTCGCCCCAATGTTACTGACGAGCATCTTCATGGAGCAACATTCGACGCGAAGGAAGTGGAAGGCATACTCAATGACGGACAGTCTACCCTCTCTGAGATTGTAAATCGTTTCCTTGCGGATGCAAACTCGAATTCAAAAGCTGATGCCACAGCGACCAACACAAATACTAATATAAATATGGAGAAATATCCTCTTATTTGCAAGGCTTGTGGATTGCAGGCTGGCGAGATTGCCGTTACGGAAGAGGGCGCGTATATGAACGCCTCGCTTCTTGATAATCTCGAAGTCCACATGAAGGAAGCCGAGCAGAAGGTGACTGATGCCGAGCAGAAAGCCACCACAGCGGAGAACGCTCTCGCAGAATTGCAGGGCAAGTTTGATGAACTCTCCGCCAATGTAAACGCAGCCAACGAAGCAAAGGAAGTCGCGGAGACCGCACTCGCCCAGGCTAACGAGGCTCACAGTAAAGAACTAAGCGACCTTAACGCACAGCACACCGAGGCTCTTGCCAAGAAGGACGACGAGCTGAAAGCTCTCACCGAGGCAAAGGACAAAAAGATTGCCGACCTCACAGCTGCTAAGACTGAGACCGAGGCAAACCTTCAGACCGCAAAGGACGCACTCGCCACAGCCGAGCAGTCGCTTGCCGACAAACAGGCTCAGATTGACGAGCTGACCCACGATGCTGGCACAGAGCAGAACGCTGGCGAGGCTCCTGAGAACAATGGCGAGGGAGTGAAGGCGCAGACATTGCGCTCGTTCGACCCAAGCAAGTACAAGACTAACGTCGAGCGCAGAGAAGCCTTTGAACGCTTCAAGCGTGGTGAGGAATAGTATTTCCCTACCTCAGTCCTCAACCAACACAAAAACAGACAACACAACAGCAACACAAAAACACAAACAATTATGGCAACACTTCCAAACAACTTTATCGGTAAGGATGCGCTTCAGCATGTAGCCGAGCAGGTTTCTAAGGAAATCCTTATGGGTATTGGTTATACCGATCCCGCAGAGACCGACCGTCTTGGTATCGACATTATCAGCGGTATGCAGTTTAAGCGTACCTTCCACATTCTTCTCCGCAAGGGTGGTACAACCCGTCGTAAAGACGTTCACTCAGTAGTAAACAGTCAGGCGGGCTTTTTGACTGAGCGTACGCTTGTCGCCCGTCTTGCTTGGGATCACTTTACCGATTCTATTGACGCATATTGTGAAACAGTATTCGGTACGGACGCTCAGGGTCAGTACCCGATGTCAACAGCAGCGGTAGAAGCAATCCTTCGCAATTACGCCGATAACCTTGCCGCTAACTTCTGGTTTGGCGACATCTCGCTCGACGATGGCAAGGAAAATGTTCCTGCCCACAACCAGGCATTGGCTCTCTATGACGGTATTCACACCTGCATCAAGCATGACATCGAGGCTGGCATTATCTCTGAGGCTAACGGCAACCTCATTCCTTGCGAGGCTATCGACGCTCCTGCTGACAACAACGACTCTACACCTTACGACAACTTCTACAACTGGTACCTGAAGTGGGACGCTCGTCTGCGCAAGCAGAAGACTCTTGTCTATATGAATGAAATCACTGCTCATAACATCGCAGCTGGCTATGCCAACAAGTATCACGGCAACTACAAGGTTGATTATGACGCAGGTGGCAATTTCGTTTTGCCTGGAATGTCAAAGGTTACAATCTGTCCTGTTTCTGACTTTGGTGTAGGCGACCGTATGTACGCCTCTGTACCGAAGAACCTTGTTTACGGTGTAGATACACTTAGCAACGAGACTTATGTGGGCGTTAAGGTCGGCACGGACACAGATTTGCGCCAAATCCAACTCCAGATTCAGTCAATACAGGGATCCGGACTGAAGGTGCCCTACGCACACTCGTTTGTAATGTCGGATGGTAATCTCGCTAACCCTGACTTTGTAGCTGGTGATTACACCAACTCTAACCTCGTTGTTACTCTCGCTAAGGCCAACGCTCAGGACGCGGGCAACATCGACGGAACAGTGAAGGTGAATGGCGCTCCCTACAAGGATCCTATCGAGACTTCTGTAAATCAGGTTATCTCGCTTGAGGCAGCTGACGGCACCAACTACAAGTTTGTAAACTGGAGCAATGGTTCGACCGAGAAGAAGATCCAGATCACTGCCACTGGCATGAGCATGGGCTTGATAGCCTTCTTCAAGAAGAACGGCTAATCCTTAACGGAGTTTCTTTCACTCTATATTTTCAAGGGCGATGGTCGTGGCTGACCTGACGGAATATGCTAACCCGTCGCCCTTCTTTTTAATCAACACAACAACACAAAAACTTATAAGAATATGGCAGTAACAGCAACATGTCCTGAGATCAAGAATGTTTTCGCCGCTGACGAATGCTTAGAGAATTTTGGTGGCCTTGGCGTTAATGTGTATGTTTTTGACAAGGGCGACCTCAAAGCTCCTTTGAAGGCAGAAAAAAACATTTATCCTGCGCTGACCACCGAGTCGTTCAACACAGGTAAGGGTCTTTACAAATTTGAGTGCAAAGAGGGCAGTCAGGGACATACTTTTGAGAGCCTTGGCCGTAGAAAAGGCTTCAAACAGCAGCTTGACTATGTGCTTGAGAGTGTAAACGCCGATTCGGCAGAGGTAACTCGTGCTCTGAACAACCGCGACCTTGGCTATATCATCCAGGATGGCGCGAAGAGCATCATCGTGTACGACGCTCAGCACAAGTTTGAGTATGCTTCTGGTGGCATCAAGGGCGACACTGGTAAGAAAGCTGAGGACGACCGTCAGGTTGAACTTAGCGGTTCTCTCCAGCCTACAGCCTACGGACGCTATGAGATTGCAGAGCCTGAGACCGGTGGTTGGGACTCGCTCCTTGCCTCAAAAAAAGAGTAAGCGATATTGAGCAGCAGAGCGAAAGCAATATCGCAAAAGAAGCGCTCGACGATGCCGATCCTTCTTTCTTCGGCACAAGTGACGAAAAAGACGGAACGACGGCAAAGAAGATCGTAAAATGATCGCTCACGGTTAAAAATCTTCAAAGTCATATTTCTCCGCATTTGTCAGTCTTTAACATAAAGACTGGCAGATGCGGTTTTTTTATTTGTATAACGTGGATGCGGAAATTTTTCGATTATTTCCGCATCTGTGTAAACCGTATTTTTTGTTCTTTGCCCATAAGCTATTTTTACTTTTTATTTTAGAATTAGCATTTTTAATAGCAAAATGTAACATAATATTATTTTATATGCTAATTTTGCAATTAGAAAAGCTTTTTTGATTACATTATTGTAAATGTAGAATAACTAAAAATATAGAGTTTATGGAACTAAGACATTTACGCTCCTTTGTTTATGTCGCCGAAACAAAGTCGTTTAGTACAGCTGCCACACGTTGTTGCGTCACCCAGTCGGCGGTAAGCCAGCACATTCGTGCCCTGGAGGACGAGTTGGGCTGCAAATTGCTTATTCGCACATCACACGGCATTATGCTCACCGAAAGTGGTGAAGCCCTGTTGCCTCGTGCCAAAGAGATACTGAAGCAGACCGAGGACTGCAAAGAGCAAATCAATGCCCTCAACAACTGCATGACCGGCGAATTGCGCATTGGTGTAGGCTCGTTTATTTCTCCGTATATTCGTATGGCAGCATTGATATTCATGGAGAGATACCCCAACGTGCGTATCAATGCTGACTTCACCAAAGCATATTTTCTAAATCAGTCGCTAAAGGCGCACATGTTAGATCTTGCTTTCACAATGAATATGGCATACCGTCACGAAGGAATAGAGTCAAGACCCTGCATACCCTTTAACGTGTATGCTATTATGCGCGACACCCATCCGCTTGCCTCACTCTCAAAGGTGTCGTATGAGGACATTCTGAAGCACCCCATCATCATGCCTGACGTAGGTGAACGTGCCATTGAGACTTTTCATCAATACATACAGCGTGACCTATATAAGCTCAACATCAAGTGCATCATCAGCGACCCTGACGAAGCTCTTGCTTCGGTGGAAGAAACCAAGTACGTCACCTTCATGCCTAAGCTCTACCTGCGCAACCACCCTACCCTTGTAGCGCGTCCAATCGTAGGACTCGAACAGCAGTTGATGAGCAACGCCCACTGTATGCAGGACGTTCCCAAGAAGCGTGCCGCACAACTATTTCTCGACATCATTCGCGAAGAAGTGGTGCCATACATTTCTGTAGCCGAAGATTCACAAGGAAAGTTCAAACCGCCACCCCGATAGTCATTAGAAAATCTTATACCGAACCGAGCCTCACGTTAGCAGCGTGAGGCTTTTTTATTTAAGTATTAGTTGAAATTATACGTTATATCACCTCAAGAACACTTAATAAGAAACACTTCGCTCCCACCACTTTCTCCCATACCTTTGCAATAAGTTCAATAATGAACGAAACCAACCAAACACAAACAACTATGCAGATTAAAACTAATGACGGCAACTATGATGTTGCCAGCAAAGGCCTTGGCAACACAGCCTTGGGTCTCGGCATCGCAGGATTGGCCACCAGCTTGCTTGGAGGTGGCGTGTCGCTCATGGGCATGGGAAGAAACAACGGCATGACCGCTAACCCGTCCGACCCTGACGCGCGTTTCGTAACTAAGAGTGAGACTAACCTTATCCAGGAGAACAGCACTCTGAAGACCGAACTCGCCATTCAGAAGAGCGAGAACTACACCGACAAGAAGCTTATTGAAGTGACACAGTATCTCGACACGAAGTTGCGCCGTGTAGAAGACAAGGTAGACGCTAACAAGGATGCGCAGCAAGCCGTCAACGCACAGCAGATGGCTTACAATGCGGCAGCCAACGCCAATATCGACGTGCTCAAGTCGCAGGTAGCCTCATTGTTGAGCGTAACCAAGTTGTTCATCCCTTCAACCAACGTATGCCAGACCGGTTGCGGTTGCGGATGCAATCAGTAGGAGAATGACGTAATCCAGTTATATATATGGAATACAAAAACTCGCAAATCTTGGCGGCAGTCGTGTCCGAATGGGCACGACCCGCCATTTCGCAGATAGCCGCAGGCAACCTCATGCGCCTACCCATGCTTCAGTCTCTGCAAGCCACCATCAGCTCGTTAGGCATTGTCAGTGGCAACTATGCCCTACAGAAGGACATTGAACCGCTTATCCAGCCAATCGTCAACTCGCTCGTCGCACCTATGCTTGCCCGATATTTCGGCCAGATACCCGAAGAGAGCATACCGCAGATGGCACACGACATAGTGGAGAAGATGCGAGGTAACGGACCGCTGTCGGTGCTCGAAGGCATGGTGACGTTTGAGGAGGAAGACCTCAACGAGCTTGCCGATCTTCTTGACAAGAACCTACCAGTAGGGCAGACGCAAGGCTATCATGTAAAACATTAAACAGAGTAACAACACCAGCGGCGGCAAGCATCGTCGCTATAATAAAACAGAAACGATTATGAACAAACGTACTATTCCGGCTATCATCATAGCCACACTTGCGGCAGGTGCAACCGCCGCCGCACCCTATTATGATGTCAACATCACACAGCAGCTCTGCACACCGGCTTGTGTAGACGAGACACCCGTGTTCGCCCCGAAGTTCTCCGTCAAGAGCATTGCCAACGTAGGCACCTCACAGTATATCATCGTCATTCACGTTGAGGGCGTGATTAACTACATCCCTTGCAACTGCGGCTCGTGCTGCACACGCTCACAAGTGGTGTCGCAAGACTTCACTATTCCTGTGTTCAGCGCCACCGCCATCAATTCGGCAACAATAGCAGTGGGAACCGTCCAGAACGGCATAGCACGCATGTCGTGCTGCAGCTGTTCCAAGACTTTCGTTTCCGACTGCCCAGTAACGCTTACTCTTGTAACTACATAAAGCCATGATAGTTCTGATAGCTATAGCCACCATGATAGCCGCCACGCTCACCCAACACCTCGGACTGGCCGAAGCCATTGCCCGTGTTGTTGACAAGGTGGCATCATGCCCTCAGTGTTTCACCTTTTGGGTTACAATGTCGGCATTGCTTTACCTCGGCTACGATGTCTACACATCGGCGCTGGCGGCTATTGTGGTGGCATATCTGTCAAACTGGTTCGTGTTGTTGTTGCTTATCCTTCAACGTAAATTCACAAAGCTATATGAAAAAGAAAGACACACCACCGACCGCCTCGACCACTGAGGCAAAGGCAGAAAGCAAGCCCGAGGCGCAGACATTCTTTCCTATATTGCATGTCTCTGTGCAAAAAAGCCTGATTGTCCCACATTTTCGGGGCATTTGCCCTACATGTTAAACATATAAAACTCAAACAAAATGAATTACAAACAGATGATTGAACAGGCTCGTGCCAATGGTATGGCGACCGAGAAGAAGATGTGGGCAGCAGTAGAGACTCTCTCTACCGACCTCCTTGCGCTTGAGCAGACCGACCCTAAGCTCTACTGGCACATATTGCGCCGTCAGCACGCCGTTCTCTACGGACGGCACTATTCTGAGAAGATGGCTAACCATGATGTGAACGCTCTTGTCTATAGCGGCATGTACGACGAGGAGGGTATGCCAACCGGCGGCGGCGCACATTGGACCCGTCTCAAGGTAGACGAGCTGACTAAGGGCATGAAGTTTCACGCCAACGTCAACACATGGGACAAATATGTCGCCTTCAACTCTATGTATGCCGACCTTTGCGCTTGCATGAACGAAGAGGAGATAATCAAGGCTGCCTATGCCTTCTACTTTTGTGATGACGACTGGCAGCCCTGCGAAGACGACTGCACTAAGGTATGGGACTATAACGCCCTACACGCCACGCTCTAAATTTTGAATTTTACATTTGTTTTAAGCCAACGGGAACTCGAAATTAGCAGAAAACTTGTACTATCATTCTGTTTCTTTTGTGTTTTCTGTTGGCTTATATTTTTTTCGAGCAATTAGCGAAATTCGTTGTTCCTCCCCTTCGTTGTCCGCTTTCGATGTCCGCCCCACCAAATTAAAAACGCCTAACTTTGCCTATGAAAGAAACCTGAAAATTATGTCACAACAGAAAATCAACCTAACGCTGCCTCGCTCATGGAACGAGTGCAGCACCGAGCAGTTGGAGCTTATCTCTCGTATAATGCTTGAACAGATACAGCGAGCCGACCGTTATCATCCCTTCGACATGCGCAATGTCAAGATAGCGTGCTTCTTCGTCATGTCGGGCATAGAGATAGTGGAAGGCATAGACGAGTCGAAGCTTCTCGAAGAGCAACACTACACTTGCCGACTCTCCCCCCCGAGCCGTCGCAACCGTTTCTTCCGTCGCAAGCAGGAGGAAGAAACCTTCCCTCTCTACCTATGGGAGCTCAACTACTGGCTAACGCCAAAGCCGAAGCCCAATGACCGTAACTCGGCTGAGTGTCTTGCCTTCGGTGCCGGACTGCTCGACTGGCTTGACAACGAGCGTGGTGCTCACCTCACTCGCTTTCCCTACCCCACCCTTCGCCTTCGCAACAAGCGTGGTCTGCTACATCGCAAGACCGACTACGAAGGTCCGGCGCAGGACATGGACGGCTTCTCATGGCAGCAATATCGCTTTGCCTCCGACCTCATGGGACAATACACCTCGCTCGCCAACAACCTTGTCAAGATGAAGCAGATGGGTAAGTTCACGGCCGAGCAGATAGCACTGCAAGCCGACAGCGTAGACCAGGCACGCTCTATGTTCCTCGCCACCATCTTCAACCGTCGTATCGACTTCATCGACACCAACACCAACCTGAAGGTGCACGATTTCCATTACGACGTGCGTCAATTCGACACCCAAGCTCCACTCTTCCGCCACTTCCCCGACCACCAGTGGCAACCCATCCTCTTCTGGTGGACCGGTATGATGCACACCCTCTCACGGCGTTATCCTCATGTGTTCAAGGTTCAGAAGATCGACCGCACGCAGCGACCCTCCACCCCACTTGAGATATACACCGCCACCATCGCCACCATGCAGAAATACGCCTCGCTCACCGAAGACCAGGTGAACAACCAGTCGTATTCGCTCGTGCTGGAGCATCTGGAGCGACTCTCGAAGGAGAATGAGGAGATGGAGAAGATTCGCAAGGCGAAGTGAAAAGGGAAAAGCGAAAAGTGAAAAATTCAATAGCTTATTAACGAAAATATAGAGTATGCAAAAGATTATGTTTAACGACAAGTACGGTCTAACACAGGCCGTACTTGAAGGCGGAAAGACTCAGACAAGAAGAATAGCCTATACCGCAGGAAGATTGAGGAATATTACAGTTAGGCAGGCTTTTGAAGAAGTTAACAAAGGCAAGGCATGTCTGTTTGACGAAGGGAAACCTCTCGCTCAATCCGCTTACAAACTCGGCGAAATTATAGCCATCGCTCAGAAATATGAAGATCTGACATTTGACGATGATTTTTTCCGTATTCGTAGCAAAAAAGGAATAATCCTGGGACGCATCATGTTCGAGAAAGGATGCTTCAATAAGATGTTTGTCCGTGCGGATCTTATGCCACATCATATTCGTATTACCAACATCAGCGTAGAACGTCTGCAAGACATTAGCAATGGAGGCTGCCTGAAAGAAGGCATTTGGCGTGACGACAATGTAGGGCTTGAAGGTCCGACTTATTGGTATCACGGTCTTGCTAACTCTTCGTTTCGCACTCCGCAGGAGGCCTATGCTTCCCTTATCAACCGCATCTCCGGCAAAGGCACTTGGGAGAGCAACCCCTATGTATTCGTTTATGATTTTGAACTAATAGATTAGATTATGTATATCATGGAGAGCCGAGAGGAATTAGAAAGAAACAAAAGATAATAAATCAACAGTAAATTATGAAGCGACGCATACTGAAGAAATTCGTTAAAGCCTACCGTCCTTACGGTCTCAGTCGCGATGGTGTTCTTCTCGGCATGAAGGAGGAAGGGAATTGCAAGCATTGGCACCGCGGCTCTCTCGTTAGATGGTGGACACATCATAGGCATAAGCAACGGAAGTTCTTAAGAACACACCCCGGCTTTGAGCTTCTAATTTGAATCAAAACAAAACGAAAATATAGAGAATTATGGGAAGATATGCAACAAGGGCGACATTAAGGTATTATTGCGCCCAAGCCGGCATCACGCTCTACTCTCATCGGCTCGATGGTGTCTCCTATCAGTATTGTGCCGGAGGATATGTCGTGAATGGCTATTTAGGACGTAGCAAGTCATGGTCTGATTTGAAATATTGTATGCAGCAAAAACTTATCTTTTTGCTAAAGTATGGCTCTGATGACAATCCTACAAAATACAACGATGGAACAGTCATAGAGTGGCACAAAGAGCCGCACGCAATCCTGCCGTTAGCCAAACCTCTTATCGACAACAACGGCATGAAGGTATGCACACTTTGGCCACCTGAATGTGACGAGGAATTGCAGGATTACTACAATATTCTAAAATCATAGCAAGCGATAATGTATTAACGAAAATATAGAGTATGAAGAACGTAAAGATTTTTGCCAAGACCATCGAGCCTGAAGCCCAGAAGCAAGTAAGGCAGATGGCAGAGAGCGAGGCATACCGCGACTGCAAGATTCGCATTATGCCTGACTGCCATGCCGGCAAGGGATGCACCGTAGGCACTGTGATTGAAACCCGTGGCAAGGTCGTGCCTAATACCGTAGGCGTGGATATAGGCTGTGGTATGTTGGTATTCAAGTTCGCCGAGAAGGATATAAACCTTTCGCTTCTCGACCGAATCATCAACGAGTCGGTGCCGAGTGGATTTGACGTTCACGAAAAGTCCAAGCTAAAAGTTTTGAATCCGCTTACGTCACATCTTTTGCTCGATTTATACGAAAGGACACAAGGCTGCTTCGACCCCGACTATATCGGACGCTCGCTTGGCACCCTCGGTGGCGGCAATCACTTTATCGAGCTTGACGAGGACGAGCAGGGTTATAAGTATCTTGTGATACATTCGGGCAGTCGCAATCTCGGAGTTAAGGTGTGCAACTATTTCCAACACTTAGCCAAGAAGAATGTGAATCGAAACGAGGAGCGCAAGCGCATCATCGAAGACTTAAAGAAGTACGGCTTAGAGAAGGAGATTAACAATACATTGCGTCGTTTGGGCACCGTACCTCCCGATCTCGCCTATCTTGAGGGAGAAGACCTCGATGCCTATATTTTTGCAGCGAACGTCTGTCAGTGTTTTGCCGACGACAACAGATGGAATATAGCAATGACTATCATCCATGGGCTTCATTTACCGTTCGTGGATTTCTTTACCACCAGGCATAACTATTTCGACATACACTCAGGCATCATCCGAAAAGGAGCCGTGCGTGCCGAAAATGGCGAACAGCTTATCATCCCACTTAATATGCGCGACGGTTCGTTGATATGCCGCGGCAAGGGCAATGAAGACTGGCTTTGCTCGGCTCCCCACGGTGCTGGCAGACTAATGTCGCGCTCGGCGGCCAAGAAGCAGCTCAGCATGGAGGAATACCGACAGCAGATGCACGACATTTACTCCACATCGGTATGTGAGTCAACAATCGACGAGTCGCCCATGGCGTATAAGTCGGCTGAAGAGATAGAATCGCTTATAGCCGACACGGTGGACGTGGTGAGGAGAATTAAACCGATATACAACTTCAAAGCGAAATAATACAACAATATATTGTGTTATCGTAAGTATTAACGAAAATGTAGAAGACAATGAGAAAAGAGAAAATAAAGCAGTTGGTGGATGTAATGCAGGCGTATGTAAATGGCAAAACTATCCAATATTACAAAGTTGACCTTAGCTTTAAGATTGAACATCCAGGAGAGCCTAATTTCAACAATAAATGGGTAGATGTGGATGAAGACCATCTTTTTAGACCTGATTTGTACGACTACCGTATCAAGCCCGGACCCAGGTACCGCTCGTTTAAGAACGCTGAAGAATGCTGGCAGGAGATGCTCAATCATCAGCCGTTCGGATGGGTTCTGTTCTTAGATAGTATTAAAAATCTACGATTTAGGGCTTGTATAAGTGCTGTGTATAATACAAATGTTGAAATTAGTGATAGACCACAATACGATTTCAAGGATGCTTTTAAGGCTTTCACATTCGCCGACGGCACACCCTTCGGCATAAAAGAGGAATAAAGATAAGAAACTACGAATTTCACGAAAATCACGAAAACGCTTCGTCGCGACGTGCAAAGAAAGATGTTCGTGTTTTCCGTGTCATCCGTAGTTAATTAAAACAACATGAAGGATTTGTAGAGGAATATGAAGATACATAAAGAAAGACAATACATCGTGACCGTCAATTGGGAATATGTTCGTCAAATGTATTTGCATCAGACTGGAGAGAAGAAGCCGCAGAGTGAGGTTCTTCGCGTAGTACTGAAAGAGATAGACGATTTTCTTGAAGGCAAGATAAAGAGGATATTCCGTTTAATCTTGCCCGACGGATCGCCATCGTTCACCATTACGACACTTGTGCGGCATAACCTGCAAGAGCGACGCAAGGCGAAACGAAGAAAGAGATAAACGATGTGAGTATTAACGAAAATATAGAGAACAATGAGAACAATTAAGTTTAAGGGCAAAAGTCTTATGAATGGGCAGTGGGTTTCAGGTGATTTGGCCCATTCTCTTGATGGCAAATTAAACATCTTGGGTTTTGTTGAAGAAGAAGATGGCAGAATGGGTTTTACCGGGGTATTTCAAGTTGACCCCTCCACCGTCTGCCAGTTCACCGGCTTCACCGATAAGAATGGCAAGGAGGTTTATGAAGGCGACGTACTGCGGTCCGACATCTATCCGTTCAGTTGTACCGAAGCCCACGAGTATGACAATTATTACGGCGCGATAAGTTGGAGCGAGAAAGCGGCATCGTTCTATATTGCGGCTATCAAGACACCCAAGTTGTCCGTCAGAGACATCTGTAATTCCATTTCGCAAGAGATAATACAAGACTTCGAGGTTGTCGGCAATATCCATGAAGAGAAGTGGCAACAATACGGCGAATACTTTAAGACTGAAGAATAGGAGGCAGACAATGATTAATGCAGAAGACCTTAGAATAGGCGACATTGTGCAGACAAACAAAGACTGCATGTTTCTGAAAGACACGTTGTGCATCGTTACCGAAATTCATCCCGACCGACAGTATGAAGACAAGAAGGGAGTTGTCAGTCTGAAGGCTGTCAACGACGACGATGACGGTCCCTGGGTGGCTTGGTGCTGTAACATTGATGGCGTGCCCGTCACGCCCGAAATACTTTGCAATAATGACTTTAAGGAAGAGGTCGAGGGCAAGTACTTCACAAGGCCAATCAAAGCCAGAGCAGGCAGTTCCCTTGCCAGATATTTGGTTGTAGAACGGAAAAAATACGCTTGGGCAATATTCATAAAGTATTACAACGTGACAGGCTATGCACTCTTATGTCATATAAAGTACGTTCACGAACTACAGCTCGCCCTCAAGATAATGAAATTTAGTCCGGAAATTAAAGTATAGCACTATGAAAACAAGAAACAAGGTGTTGTTTGATAGATACGAGACTTCTCGCCCGCCCTTCGAGCCAACGACTACAAATGCCACACTGTATAATGATTGAATATGATTAAAAAGCATCCATTTGACGATTTTCATCAGCGCATCCATTGGAGCGGAACCTGCATAGGAACCGTAACTCAGCAATGGGGTAATCCTGCACCTCGTCACGGATGGCGATTAATGATTGAATATGACTGACCCTCACTACAAGCGCGGCACCATCCACAAGGACGGCAAGCTGTATGGCCGCTATCCAGACGGATCGCTCTACCGCATCTACTCCACCACCGACCGACCGTTCCTTCAGTTGGTGGATCGAGCGGGCGAGACGTTCCTTCGCATACGCCAAGCCACCGAACTGGGCTACACCGACTGTCCCTGCCCTGGAGCCGCCGACCTAAGTTATCCGTCCTCGGCTCTGAGGCGCAGTCGCACAGTCGGGGGGGTAAGCTCGTAAACGCACTGACCGCTGCAAGTGGCGGAATCTGCGTGTTTGTTGAATTATAAATAAAAGGAGAAATGAAATATGAGTTACAACACAACGAAGATAACCGTATTTAACGACGAAAAGGAAAAGGATGAAGACGTAAAGCTCTTCTATTCTACCATTACTGACAATGTAGGTATCACTTGCGGCGAGCAGGAGGTTTTTCTTACTCAAGACCAGTTTAAGGCTTTGGCTTATCTTATGAGGAGATGTTTCTATACAAGAGACATGTTGAATGAAATGCGTGTGGCTATCAGTTGTTGCGAATGTCCCTATAACGTCTATTCTTCCCATGATGGAAAGAACTGGGAACTGGAGGTAGAAAAGGATTGATATGATTAATCTTGACTTCTACCAATATCCTCGTGGCAATAACGATGGAGGTAGATTAGGTACTGACGTTTGCCCGACCGTGACAATCAACTCATGGCAGCAAAATGTATTTCTGATTGAAGAATATGAATAACGTCTGCTTAGAGCAAAAGCTATATCCATAATGGTGAAGAAGGTAGAGCAGACCTCTATATTTCAGAACATGCAAACAAAGGGTCTGATAACCCCTCGTTCACTACACAGCGAATGTTTTACCCTTACGTCTGCAATGGGATTAGGGGGAGGACAAACACCAATAATAGTTAAGGTATATGACTAACATCATAATTTTTCAGCGTTGTGGTGACCGCGACAAGGAAGCCTATTCTTTCTGCCGATGTAGTGTTTACACCATCCCTGCCACCCCAATGAGCGACCGCATACAAAGAGCAATTTTAGAATATATATAACAATGATCACAAAACTCAATTTCACCGACCGCACCATCAAGAGCTATGCCATCCGCAAGCTCACACCCAAGGAGTGTTTTCGCTTGATGGGCGTTCGCGACAACGTAATCGGCACGATGCAGAGCAGCAATGCTCAAGCAGCCGAACGTCTGCCCGACTGGAAGGGCAAGGGTAAACCCGAAGACATGGCTATATCTGCCTCACAGCAGTACAAGCAAGCCGGAAACAGCATCGTGGTGGACGTGTTGGCCCACATCTACGAGCAGCTTTTCTACCCTGCACTCCCCAAGCCACGCCCAGGCGAACAACTCTCGCTCTTCGACGACCTTGAAGACACGTTGTCCGCCCTGCCGCCCACCGCCGACAAGAACGAGGAAAAGATATTCCTCACCACGTTCTCCGGCTACGACTCGCAGCTCATGGCAGCCGACGTGCTGAAGCAGTGGCATCCCGACTTCAGATGGACGTGCAAGGGATGGAGCGACATTGACAAATATGCCTGTCAGATGCACAACCTTGTCTTCCCACAGTTTGCCGACTGCGCCCTGGGCGACATCACCAAGATTGATTGGCACGAGGTGAAAGACTCGCTCCAAGGCCGCGAAGTGGACCTCTTCACCTATTCCTCGCCCTGTCAGGACATCAGTCAGGCGGGCAAGCAGATGGGTTTGCAGGAGGGCAGCGACACCCGAAGCGCACTGCTTTGGCGTGTGGCGGATGCCGTGGAGGTGCTTCGCCCGAAGTATCTCTTGCAGGAGAACGTGGCGGCACTGGTAAGCCAAAAGTTCATGCCCGACTTTCAGAAGTGGCTCGACAAACTCTCGTCGCTCGGCTATGTGAGCCGTTGGGCGCGACTCAACGCCAAGAACTACGGTGTGCCGCAAAACCGCGACCGTGTGTTCTGCCTCTCCATGCGCCGTGACGTAGCCTTCGACTATCAGTTTCCCGAGCCCGTCGAGCTGCTTACCCGACTGGAAGATGTGCTCGAAGAGGAAGTGTCCGACCGCTATTTCCTCAAGGACGATGCCGTGAGCAAGTTCCTCAAGGCAAACGACTCTGACAATGCCTTATTCCTTCAATTCGACCTGCCACCGACAAACGAGGCGGCAATGTTCCTCAAGACCGTGCTTCAGATATTCATGGAGCGTCACGACGGATGGGACAAGGGCATTGAGTGGAACGAGAAAGAACTGAGCTATCATCGCCCAGCCATCGCCCGTCTCTACGAAAAGTTCAAGGAGAACCCAAAGAAACTGGACGTGGAATATTGGCGTGGCTTCTATAAAATGTATAAGTGGAACTTGGAGAGACAAAAGGATGCGAACTGACAACCCACCCGACCGTACAATCCGCATCATAGCTGATATGATTATGGGTGGTAGGTTGCTCACCTGCCCTGCCTCGATGTTCAATACAGGACGCTTAAACGGAGCTTTTCACGGCATAGCAACAACCATCATGTCAAGCATCGATTGCGGCGACGCATTCTTTGTAGCAGTAGAATTATGATACTCCCATTTAACACAGAATCCGATGGCACATCACGCACTATCAAAGCCAATTATTTTAAGAAGGGTGCATACGATGTTCTTGACGTTTCACCCCAAGGAGCAAATTTCAAAGCCACTGGCGTAATCGTGATATATGAATAATAGCCCCTGCCCGAATGGATGGACGCTCATTATTGGCGCGGCTTCGGTGACTTGTTTAAGGAGAATATGCAGAGGAAGAATTAAAATAGACAATTTATGACACATAAAAATGAACCATTGCCGCACATGCCTCGTTGCCCACAACGTTGCTGGGATATAGATCTCGTAGGGAATGAGGATTATGGAGATGACGGAAATAAGTACTTGTATCATTGTCCCCATTGTGGCGCAGAGATAGAAGTATATGAGCCATTGGACGAGGACAAACCTAATTATCCTTATTGGCGATGATAGACGTGAAACCATTAAATGCTGAAACAGACACTTTCCTGTTGAGTAGGTGTGTAAAATCGCAATATCAGCGAAATTCGATTGTAAACTTTCTCAAACCGACAGGAGGACGAGCAGCAACAGCAGTGTTAGTAATCTATGTTTGAATCATATCTCATAGAAGGCTTGTCACCCCTCTTGCCGATAAACACAGACGGGGGGGGTGTTCCATTGTCCGATATGCAATCATTATCAAAAACTGGCTTTGTCAGACATCATACCCGGACTAAAGCGTAGGTGTAATCGTGAGCCAGCTGTGATTGTAGAATTATGATAGAATTATGAACAACCCTCGCCCCATTATCCTCGGCTCCTACAGCCCCTCGCAGAACGGCATCATCGTGTCACCACACGGCATAGCCTTGTGCATAGCCGGGGGAGGTAAGGGTCACGATGTGGATAAACCGAAAATATTGATAGAGTATGATTAATCGTTCCGTCCTCGTCCACTACCGCACCGAGGAAGCCAAAGCCTTCCGTCGTGAGCATGGCGACCGCGGAGGGTGTAAATACGGCGAAAAGTATCACCGCCCCAGTCCGTGGCCGTGGAGCAATTCGATAACAACTGTAACAAAAGACAACCTCCTATGCTACACTTTCACATAGCAGCCTTCCGAGGCCGTGACCCCGACAATCCGTCCGACCGCAAGCATCCCTCCAACGGACGCTTTTGTCAGCGAATGGAGATAAACGGGGAGGGTACAACCAACACCCTCACCTCAGTTGGCAAAGATAATATGGCATTGATAGAATATTTGTAAAGAAAATAATATGAATATAAGCGAACTTATAAACCGCCTTGAACTCTTGCGTAAAGAACATGGCGAATTGGAAGTAACAGTCAATGGCGACGAGTTTTCAGATGCTGATTTTGACTGTAACAAAAACACCATCGATATTGAAGGTGTAAATGGTATATTTTTCAATCCCGATTATGTGTAACCAAATTCCTTTCGTGCAACGCACATCGCAGCTCTGCCCACGTCGGGGGGGTACTCCACGGCATTGTCCGCACGCTACGATGGATGGGCAGGACTATACGACGAACACGGGCAGCACACTATGGTATTGATAGAATATGATTAGACAGCAAATCATCAATTCACCCCCCCCAAGTATGTACTACAATCTGTACGCATTATTACAAAGACGGAGCAAGCAATATCATACAAGGTACAAGCTCGCTCATCAAAGCACCCGCAATATTGATAGAATATGAGTAACCGTAAAGACCTTATAAGAATGAGGTGGCGCGATGACGACACCATCCGCTTCTATCGCGACACGCCCGACAAGCGAGGAGTGAGCGAATTGGTAATAAACAATGTGGGGGGGGGTAGCCTATACGATAATATCGGGAAATGTGGCAAATGTCCTCATTCCACTGTAAGAGTATGAATATGATTGACAAGTATTACATCGTTTTTGTACGCAGCGGCAAGGACGGCAAGGGCCTTGTAAAGTACCGACCGCGCAAACGGATAGCCAATGCCGTGACAACATCGCCACCAGGCTGTTTTGCCGACCCTTGTGACGGACTCGGCAACACCACACCGCATATTGTATATGAATTTGAATAAGATATGAAGCTAAGAATAGTTCCAATGGAAGCCTACAACGGTTGCATACCCGTGACCGTTTGGATGGTTCAGAAATATGTCGATCACTTCCCATTCGGCAAATGGATAAACATCAAAGGATTTTCCGACAAGAAAAAGGCAGTGGCACTAATGTCGCTGTTGTATAATATGTAATAAAAACAATAGAGACAATGAAACATCAGGAATTTAAAAATCGTGATGCCTATGCAAGACGTTATGGAGAGTTGGTAGCCGAAAACGTAGCGATGGAACAAAGAATACATCGTCTTGTCAAAGACTATAACAGAGTAGTAAAAAAACTCTGCAAGCTGGAATACAAGCATGAGGATGTGGTGGCGGAACTGGAAAAGGCGAAAGCTGCTCACGAGGAATTGTCTAAGGGCTACACCAACGTCTGCAACGCTAACACAGCGCAAGGGCGTGAGACCGACAATCTCAGAAACGAGCTTGCCAAATTACGAAGCGAGAACGCAGACTTAAAGCAAGAGCGCCGCACCCTTATCGACTTACTTGAGGAAAAAGGGTTCACTCTCGTCAAGAACACCGAATGTCCTCACGACATGGTGGAGACGGGGGACCCATTCTGCAAAGAAAATCCCGAAACAGTAAGAGTGGATAGCTGCGCATGTTGGAATTGTGAATATTTCTGCCTCCGACTGAAAGACAGAGGCAAGATAGTTTGCAAGGAAGGGCAAAAACGGAATCAGCAAGACAATAATGTTGATGTCGCTATTGTATAATATGTAATAAAAATTATAGAGACAATGACAACAGAAGAAAACAAACGCATGGAGGCATTGGCCTACATCATCGCCGACTTCAAGGCAGAGAACATTGAGCTTGAGCAGCGCGTGCATCAACTCATGAACGACTACAACGAAGTCGTGCGCCAGTTGAACGGCAAAGAGAAGTGCAAGGACGAAGACCCGTCAAGGCAGACGCTCGGCGAGATGCTGAAGATGCGCGGCCATTGCGACAAGCTGGAAAAGGAAAACAAGGAGCTGAAGGGCTTTGCAAATGTAATTCATTCCTTTATGAAGGACAAGAAAATCTATTTGGAAAAAGGAACGTCCTGCGGCTACATACAAGGCTCCCCTGCTGTGTGTTCTACAGCCTGTCTGGAATGCGACTATTGCCTGGGCGTAATTGAAGAATGTGGCGTAATCTGCCGACAGGTGCTTCACGATGTGAAGGTTAGTTCCGTAAAACGATGACTGACACTGCACGCACCCTCGTAGTCGGCTTGATGCAGACGCCACCCTACGACCGTATGTTTGAGAGTATGCGTCGGGTATATTCCGCTCGAGGCTTATGCCCTGCTTGTCTCACACACGGAGGAGTCAACCAAGAGATAAAAGTTTTAATAGAACTATAAAAATATTGAACATGAGAGAATTTGTGATAAAGGCATTGCGAAACTACGGCTATCGCTTTCTTGAGAATCAGAGCGGTTGCTACACTTTTGGCAAACCGCTTGGCTACGGCATACTTCGTGCGGATGTGCGCGAGGGTGAAAACTCCGTAGGTATCATGCTGATTGTTAAAGGAAACATGAAGGATGGCAAACGCCCTAATCTGATATGGCAGTGGAAGAACCAGGACTTTCAGGAAGAACATGACGAACAGAAGATGTACGAGGCGTTCGTGCAAGCCATTGCCGACTGTGAGGCAGACATCTTCTCTAAAACGTCTGTGGCTTTGTTGCAAAACCGAGACGTGAGATACGACTTCGAGGAGAATGTCCATATCGAGTAAAAGGAATAATCTACCTTTGCACAAACATACGAAGAAAAAGGGACGGTCACAGTCGTCTGACTAAACAAAACTGCATAACATTTCATCTATGATACAACATCAACACTGGGAAGATTCAATCCGAATACTCGTCACCAACGAGCAGCATCATGGTAGCATACAGGTGTTTATTCCTCACCGCACCGAAGACAAGCCTTTGGATGGTGCAGCTGATGCTCTCATCTACTCGCTGTGGGTTGACGAAGCTCACCGCGGTCATGAGGTAGCAAAACACCTGATGGAGGCAGTAGAAAAAGAGTTGAAGTATTGCGGCGTACAGACCGTCGCTATTTCGTGGGACGGACGCGACTCTCCCCTATGGGTGTTGCATTGGTACGAAAGGTTGGGTTACGAAGAAAAGGCGTTAGGCCATCAATGCAGCACGCTGCTCAAACGGCTGTAAGGTACGCATTTCTTTTTATTAATGAATTTATAGAGAACAATGAACACATTTATATCTACTTTTTTAGGATGGGCATTCTTTCTTGCTGCCATCTTCGGCTGGACGTTTTTCCTCGCCTTTGTCGTTTGGCGTGTGCGGATAATGCACAAGGAACGTCTTGCAAAGAAAAGTCAGCGAAAGAGCGAGGAGAAGCGGAAGAGCGACTCTGACGACATGCCTTTGCTCCTCACTCCGAAAGATCGTCGCGAATACATGCTCAACCACATCGAGGACGGTCGTTTTTATGAAATCTCGTCGCTCTATGGCTCTGACACCACCATTGTATGCGCAAAGCGATATGATGCCGAAGAATAAAGGCTCTATTGCTATGCTTACCTTTGGATAAGCGGACGTGGTGTGTATAATCTGCACGTTAGTGACCCTCGCGGTATATTTAAATTACGCAATTTTATTGGCAACAAGCCCCTGCGCATCGACTTCGACTGTAATCCTCACCTCGTTGTCTTTGAAGAAGAGAGCATTTCTCCGTATATCACAGATAGAGACTACAACGCCTTTGTGCAAAGCTTGCAAAAGGCTGGGGTCGACTGGAAGATTGAGAAGGGCGAAGATGACGGACTGGGCTCTTACAAATATCTCTTGAAAGAAACAAGAATATAATAACAAATACAACAAGCAAATGAAAACAAAAAACATTATTACGGCATCCATACTACTTGTGGTTGCCATCGTTATCGGCTCACTTGTAGCCACCTACTTTAGTTATAACAACCGTGAGATTGCGCTTCGCCAGCAAGCCGAAGCACAACGAGGCAAGATTGAGGGCGTTCACGACAAGATGTGGAAAATCATTCAGCAGAAGGCGCAGGTCACCGACGAGTACAAGCAGACCTTCGAGAAAATTTATCCGCAGCTTATTGCCGGACGCTATCAGAACGACAAGGGCACGATGATGAAGTGGATAAAGGAGAGCAACCCCAACTTTGATGTGTCGCTCTACCGCGACCTCATGCAGGCCATTGAGATACAGCGCACCGAGTTTCAGACCTCTCAGGAACGTATGCTTGACATTATCCGCGAACACGAAACGCTTACTCGCACCTACCCTGCCCGATGGTTTGTGTCAAATACCATGCCTATCGAGTATAAGGTTATTTCGTCGTCGCGCTCCAAGGAAGTGATGGATGTAGGCGAAGACAACGACGTGGATCTGTTCGGCAAGAAAGAGTAAAGGTGTATGGAACTACTCGTTTTTCTCATCCCCTTCTTCGTGTCGGCTGTGTTGCTACTGTTCTTCCGCAAGCAAACCGTATGGTGGGAACATGCCATACTTATCATCCCCTCGCTCCTTGTGGGCGCAGCGATGATATGGGCGTTTGAGCGCGTAGAGTCGAGCGACACAGAATACCTGGGCAGCTACGTTACGAAGATACGCTATTATGAGCCGTGGAATGAACTTCAAAGAAGGACGCAGACCTATAGGGACTCTAAGGGGCATAGCCACACCCAAACCTACTATGTCACTGTAAACCATCCCGAACGTTGGACCTATTACGACCATTCGGGACGTGAGCGAAAGTGTTCCAATGAAGACTTTTCGGCTATGAAGCGTCGCTTGTCGGTGGCTTCGGAGTTCGTGGATATGCACCGCCACTATTACACCCGTGACGGCGATGCGTATGAATACCGATGGAACGGTCAACCCGCTACGCTCTACTCCGTTACCCGTGAACATGAATATGAGAACAAGGTGAAGGCTTCGCGCTCGGTGTTTAAGTTTGAGGACATCAGCGAAAAGGAGGCTCGCCGACTTGGTTTGCACGATTATCCCAAGATACGGTTTTGCGACCAGTCGCCTATCATCGGAGCAATGTTCTCTGCCCGTCAGGAACGAGCCATCCGCGTGCTCAATGCCCGATACGGACCGAAGAAGGAGTTTCGCCTCTATCTGCTTTTCTACCGCAACAAGTCGCTATCCATTGCCGACCGACAACGCTCCTATTGGCAGGGAGGCAACAAGAACGAGCTTGTGGTGTGCGTAGGTCTTGACAGCCGTAACCGCGTAATGTGGAGCGATGCCTTCTCTTGGTGTGACTCTCCCGTGCTTGCCGTGAAGAGCCGCGACTGGTTTACGTCGCACCGACTTGACCTCTGCGCTTTCGCCTCGTACATCGAACCGATTGTGCAGAAGGAGTGGAAACGAAAGGAGTTTTCCGACTTCAAGTATCTCTCGGTAGAACTGAGCAATAAGGAGTATTGGGCCATCATTATCATCATGCTCTTGCTCAACATAGGGCTGAGCGTGTGGGTAGTGAGGAACAATTATAAAAATTAGTATAAACAATAACAATTAAACAAAAACAATTATGAATTTCATTTTTTCAACACTCATCGTGATCCTCATCATCCTGTTGTTCACCATTTTTGCAGCATGGATAGACAAGTTCAACGCAAAACACAAGGAGGCGTTCATTGAGAAAGCCATCGACAAGGTTTCATCGCTTCTAAACTCCAAGATTGCATTGGTGATGGAGCAGTACAAGACCGGACCGTGGTATCTCGCGGTTTATACCAAAGATAGCAACTATCCGATATGGGTCTCTAACAACAATATCCGTAGCGTACACCCTGACCCGAAGAACCGCAAGATCATTATCAAGCAGTTCTGTAATGAGGATATGGTGATCGAGAATGTGGAGAACTACGAGCTATGCTCGGGCAACGAGATGTGCGACTACGACATGTAGGCGGGCGCAACTAACAATATATTTTGACTGGATGTTTTCATTGATAATATAGAACTTCGAACTTTCCATTTAGCTCTGCCGTCCGTGAGGATAGCAGGGCTTTTTGTTTATTCCCTCCCCGAGCATGTCCGCCCCTTCTCCCCGTCTTTCCCTATATTTGCATTATAAAAACATTCAACAAAACACATATTCAACACAATGACAACAGTTAGCAACTTAAGCGAGCTCCAACAGCGTAGTGAGGAGCTCCAGTCGCAAGGCTACGAGGCCGTTCTGCCTGGCGCGTTCTGTGCGCCCAAGCAGGGAGGCAGCAGTGTGTGTTCGTGGGGCGATTACATTCACCAGAAGCTCACGGCTTCCGCCACCATGACCGGAGCGGAAGGCAATGCGGCAAGACGGGAGATTTCCGCCGTGTTCGGTTCAAGCGGTGGCGAGAACAAAGCTAAGCCGCAGGGTGTGGGCACACCCGACCTTGGCTTTATGGAGTGGGGATTGGGCAACCGACTGCCTAACCTCGTGTATCTGCTCTCCAAGATGTCGCCCTTCACAGCAGCGGGAGTTGACTTCGTGAAGAAAATTCTCGTTGGCCGTGGTCCTTCGCCCAAGTATCACTACACGCAATACGTCGGTGGCAATATCACCGAGAAGTCTATCCCCTACCCTTCGGCTGGCACCTTGCTCCGCGGACAGATAGCCGACCTCAAGGCTAAGGAAAAGCAAATGTCAGATTCGGATAATCAATCTTCACAATCGGATAACCAATTCTCAAAATCGGTTAATCAACTCTCACAATCGGCGAACAATTCTGATAGTGAAGACAGCGAAGAGATGAAGTCGCTCAAGGCGGCACTGAAAGAATGGGAGCGCACCGATGAGGAGTTGCAGGCGTTTGTTGAGAACAACGACCTCCACAAGACCTACCTTGAGATGGCAGGCGATATGTCGCTCATGTCGCAATGCTTCTGCGAGTTGCAGCTTAACCAACGCCAGTTGGACGAGAATGGCCGCCCCGTGCCTACGTCGCAATGGAACCCGAAGATTGTCGGCATAAAGCCACGCTCGGTGTTCACTACCCGACTGGAGCGCATGGATAGTCAGTATCGCATCAACTATGCCTACCTCTCCAATCAATGGCTCGACTCCACCCAGACGCTCACCGAAACCGACCGTCGCATTGCCGCCGTGCCTTATCTTGCAGCCGACACAGCCGTAGCTGACCTCAACCGCCATGTGCGTGAGGCACGTCAGCAGCGTGTGAGCCGCAAGAACCGTCCCACCCGCTTCATCATGTCGCCACGCGACTTCGGAGGTCCTTACTATGCCGATGCCATGTGGCACAGCATCTTTGCCGGAAGCATCTTTGAGTATGCCTTCACCATCATCGACGACCGACTAACTCGCAAGCGCAACAGCAACATCATCGGTCGCGTGATCTACATCCATCAGGAATATCTCAAGCAGCTCTACACCCAGCAGGGCGAGAACAAGAGCAAGACGATGGCTCAGATTCAACAGGAGGTGTTCACCGACATCAACCGCTGGCTGTCTAATCCCGACAACGCAGGTCAGGCTCTTATCTCTGCCGTGTTCACCGGATTGGACGGCAAGGAGCACAAGGCGTGGGAGATTGTGGAGATTGAGACCAAGGCCAACTCGCAAGCGCAAGCCGAAAAAACCGAGCTTCAGGAAATATCATCCATCATCTTCTTCGCCATGGGCTTGGACTCGAAGCTCATAGGCAACACCCCAGGCGACGCTACATCATCGGGCGGCACCGACCTCCGCGAGCGTTTCCTCGTAAAGCAAATCCAGTTCGCCCCATTGCAGCAGCTCATGCTCCGACCATTGGAGGTGATCTCACGCTTCAACGAATGGGATTCTCACTTAGTGTGGCAGATTGACCGAGAAGTGCTCACCACACTGGATAACTCTAAAACGGGGGTGACGATGCAGGAATAGTAACGAACAAATAATATAGAGAATGATAGAACTGAATAAGATATATAATGAAGACTGCCTCGAAGGAATGAAAAGGATTCCGGACGGGAGTGTGGATTGCATTGTGTGCGATTTGCCGTATGGTGTCCTCAACAAGCAGAGCGAGGGAGGGGGATGGGATAGCATTATTCCGCTTGAGTCATTATGGAAAGAATATCTACGCATAGCCAAACCCAATGCAGCGATTATCCTTTTCTGTCAAGGCATGTTCACTGCACAGCTTATGATGTCGCAGCCGAAACTTTGGAAATATAATCTTATTTGGAGCAAAAACAGAGCAACGGGTTTTTTAAATGTCAACAAGATGCCTCTGCGCTCGCATGAGGATATTGCAGTATTCTATCGGAAGCAGCCTATCTACAACCCTCAGATGGTAAAATGTGCGCCACATCAACGAAACCATCGAAAGGGCGATGGTTCTCATAGTTTGAAGCGAGGTTGTTACGGCGACCATAAAGAAGTGCCTACTATCGTATCAGATGAAAAATTTCCAAAGAGCATTATCTGCTTCGATAAGGAACATTCAGCTGACACCTTCCACCCCACTCAAAAGCCCGTAGCTCTTATTCAGTACCTCATTCGCACCTACTCCAACGAGGGCGACACCATATTAGACAACTGTATGGGAAGCGGCACCACTGCAATTGCAGCCATCCGCGAGAAGCGCAACTTCATCGGCTTTGAACTCAACAAGGAGTATTACGACAAGGCTTGCAAGCGCATTAAGCAGGAGCAAGCGCAGCTCACGCTGTTCTGACAACTCAAAAATGGATAAATCCTAATCGGCTTGCCGACAATTCAAAATTCAAAACTCAAAACTCAAAATTCAAAACTCGTATGATTTTATCAACCATCAAGGAGCTACGGCTCCACATCCCCAGCAACGCCATTGACGAGATAAGTTCTCTTCAAGGTACACTCGACAACAGCGAGAAGGATTTTCTTCGCGACAAGTTAGGCGACTCGCTCTACGACCAACTGTGCGAGTATTATCAGAGTATTTCGCCCGACGAGTTCTACCTCTCCGTCACCAACGGCGAGCATACTCACCTGCCTTGGCAGCAACTTCTGCTTATGGCACAGCGCATGGTGGTTTATGATGCTATGTCGCGCTTCGCCTACACGCAAGCCCTCTCCATCAACGGCACGGGCATCAACGTAACGTCGAGCGAAGACTACGGCGCTGCATCCAAAGACCTCCTCGACAAGGGAGTGCAAGGCTACAAGCGCGAGGCAATGGTGTCGCTCAACCAAATGCTTGTGATGCTCGAAGGTTGGGCGCGTAAGATGACTACACCCGCACCCATCGCCGATGCCGACTCCACCGAGCCACCGACCACCGACCCCCCAGACGAGCAGCATAAAGCCATTGAGGAGATAAGCCTATTATGGCAGGAGAGTCAGTACTACTACCTTCACCATGACCTCCTCATTGCCACCTGTGCCGACCTTCAGCACTATCTTGACATCTACGAGAGCCGTGAGAAGTTCATCCGTCTTCTGCCCGACCTCCACTTCATTCAAGACGAATACATCAGTGAGGCTATTGGCGAGGACACGGTGCAGCGTCTGCTCCATACCGACGACCCTGCCGACAAGCCACTCCTTCGCAAGGTACGTCGTCTGATGGTGGCCCACCTCGAAGAGCGCACATCAATTCTCACTATTGACAAGGCACGCCGAGCCGCTGCCCACAACGAAGCCATCGCCCTACGATCTTCGGTGCTCCGGCTCATGGAAATGCGCAAGGCAGTGGATGCCGCCAACTACACCCCAGACAAGTCCTCAACCAACACCACCGACTCAACAAGCAAAGGCTACGAGAACAACCAACCAGACAGCAAGATATTCGTGTCGCCACTACTGTATTAGAAAATAGCCTCAGACGGTGCCGCTCGGCAGAACAACGAATTAACGAATTAGGAAGTCAACTACGAATTACGCTAATTACACGAAAAAAACATTTGTGAAATTCGCGAAATTCGTAGTTTAAAATAAAATTCAATTCGCCGTAACCAACAATTCGTTAATTCGATAAATTTGTTGTTACCGCGTCTGAGCGCAAAACAATTTAAATTAGTTATAATATGGAAGAAATAATCCGCATCCTAACCCCTGCCCTCACCGCTCGCATCCTCACCTCCGACCAGCGTGAAGCCTTCGAGCGTGGTCTTACTCTTCTTGAGCAGAACCCACGGGCAATGTCGTTCGTAAAGGAGAGCCGCCGTTTCCGCGACTATCATCGTCGTGTGCGTCAGCTCCTCACCTATCTGCAAACCATGCAGACCTCTTGTACGGAGATAAAGCGTCACGTCGGTCGCCCCACCAAGGAGGAACAGGCCCTCTATGCCGAGCAGCAGAAAGAGAAGGCTCTTGAGGAAGCGCGTCGCTCGCTCTTCCCCGACCTAAAGCCCGACCTCACCTTGCAGCCTCTCACCTACGGCGGCATCGTAGCCAACCCCAACGGCGAGACCATTGCGTCCACCATGCCCAACCTCATGCAGCTCCGACCGTTCCTCTCCGAACGTCTGCAAGAGCAGGTCAACACAGTGCGCTCCTTGCGCAACGAGATGGCAGCAAAGGCAGAGCAAGCCAAGACCATGGCCGAAGCCAACGAGAAGGCTGGCAGACCTATCTACACCGAAGAAGAGATTGCCCTTCTCGCCACCCGTGCCGTAAAGATAGAAAGCGAAATCCTGCCTCGTATCTACATCAACGTTGACCGCGAAATAGGCGAGGCATACCTTCGCCTATCACCGCGCACCGGCGACCCCGAATACATCGCCCGAATAGAGAAAGCGTGCAACGTGCCACCACAGAACCTACGCGCTCAGTTCCGCCCTTTCTACGACAAGGCACTCTCCCGCGACCCTCTCTTCGCACAGTCGGTAGCCGACAAGATAGCCAACGACCGACCCGAGGTGAAAGCCGCCCGCGACGCAGCAGCCAAGCACAAAGCCGAAGCCGACGCTCTCATTAAGTACATCATGCGCAAGGACAAACCATCGACCAAAGCCCGCGTAAAGGGCCTTACCGACCGCATAGAAAAACTCCGCAAGAACTACGCCGACATCGTGACCGAAGACGAACTGAAGGGCTACGAGGCAATCCTCCTTAAAGTTAAGGAAGAAGTGGAGAGTGAAGAACGAAGAATCCAATAGAAAAACGATAACACGATGAAAAATTCTTTTGAAACGCTAAAAGCTCTCTGTACAGAAGCCTGTCATGAGCGCAAGGCTTGCACCGAAGGCTATCGTGCCATGCTCGCCGCCGAAAACATCAGTCAGCTCATGGCTGTGTGGCGAGCCAACTGGGAGGATGTTGTTGAAAGCAAATATGCCGACATTATTAATGAAAAGCTTCCGTCCTTATATCCTTCGTTAAAAAAAGAGATGAACGCTGCCGGCATCTATGTGAACGAATGTCCCAAGGTGGCTCATGTGAACATTCTTGTTATCGTGACCGACTGTGATGACGTTGTTGAGATTCATGACCATGCCCGGTGTTATGTCTTGGGTGCAGCCAACGTCTGGGCGTGGGGTCACAGTCAGGTCTATAGCAAAAAGAGCGACGATGCCCGCATCATTTTGAGACAACACGCTTACGGACATATCGGCAAGGGTCACGTCATAGCCTACGGCTTCTCCCGCCTTTGGTTTTCGGCAACAAAGGCATGGCTCCATGACGGCACGTCCTGTGAGGCACATGGGGGCGAGGTACACGCCGAGGGCTATCGCACAATATCGGCCTTCGGCGACACAAAGGTGTTCAGCAAGACCGACCGTAACATTACGTTATATGGCAACGCCCACATCGTGGTGTGACGCGCATGAAGACAGCAACACGAAACAATACATATAAAAACAGAAACAATGAACAGCAAACTGACTATACTTGCTAAGAACACTCCCCTTACCGTCAGCGAAGACTGCTCGGTTCAGCTCGAACTGAGCAATCCGCTATTCAACGATGTGGAGATGTTTTCCTATCCCGTGGCGTTGCCTGTAGATGGCAACAGGCACGTCTTGAAAAACATTGATGATGTCAACTCGGCCGTGCGCCCTATGAGCTACGAGCACATGCCCATACAGATCCTTGCCGACGGTGTGCCTCTCGCGTTCGGTCCTGCCGTCATTCAGGAAGACGAGCGTGTAGATGACACCCTGTCCCTGAGCATCGATGCAAGCGTGCAGTCGTTTGCTGATCTTATAAGTAACCTGAAATGTAACGAGGTCCCCATTCCTGCAAAATATCATGACAGTCTACTTATAGGCGAGAAGATTGACGAGGTAAACGTGAACGTGAGCTACACCACCGACGTGGTGGTGCAATATGAAGGCAAGAAGGGCAACAAGAAGATTGGTTCGGTGGGCAGCTACAGAACGTCGGGCACGTTCTCCCCCCAGGCCCTCGGTTTCTCTTTCCCCGGAAAGTGTCATGAAACCCCGTCGTTTCTGGCTTACAAGAAAGAGGATCGCGTCTACACTGATGGCACGAAAGTGACCATGCCGGAGGTGGAGCAGTCGTATATCAACGTCAGCGATCCATATCCCGTAAAACCATTCTGCAACGCCCGCGTGTGCTACGGCCACCACGACATCAACGACGACGGCACCACATCCGACTCGCTCGTTGAATATCTTAAGGAGGATGACGGCAAGGAGATGTTTGAAGATTGCGGTCCTATCTGGGCACTCGATGCCGACCGTCCCCAGTCGGGCATCTGTTTCTATGTGCTGTTCTTTCTTGACTGTCTTTTCGATCATCTCGGCGTGACGTTTGACAACTCGGCTCTCACGGCTGTCGGCGACTTCAAACGCCTCTGCTTCTTCACGACCAAGTGTGCCTACGACACCAAGCCGCTACATTATGGCGACACCTATAAGGAGAACGATCCCGAGGTGTTGGCAGGCAAGAAGAAGGTGGGAGACATAAAGTATGGCTGTTTCCGCAAAACCTGCTCATCGGGCAAGGATGCGCTGAAAAATCTGTTTAACAGCGTAAACGAGTGGCTCGACTCGCGCGGTTGTGGCGGCAAGCTAAAACTGGAAAACCCGAAAGACAAGACCTTGCAGCAGATTGTCTACTATCCTGTCATGTTCCGCTTTGTCGATGACATTGATAACCGCTTCCCCGACAAGGTGTTCAAGAAAGCCGAGATCGTGAAGATGAAGGAGGACAGCAAGAAAACAGCCATCGTGGGACAGGACGGCGTGGCGAGCATTACATCGAAGAGCTACATAACGGCAGCCGAGATGAACGCGAGCGTGGTCAACATGTATGCCAACGAGAGAAATTTCCCTGACGAGGACGTGCAGTCGGTCATCGACTCGCTTGAGCAGCAGTTTGGCATCAAGTTTTATTACGACTATGAGCGCAAGCACGTCACGGCTTACCTCATACGCGATGTTTTCCGCAAACAGAACGACAAGCCACGGCCTTTCAACGCCGAAATTCTGTCAATGGTGCCGATCACGGAGAAGATCACGGGTGTGCGCGTGGGCTATTCGGCCGAGAGCGAGAGCAAGGAACAGAAGAAGAATATAACGGACAACATCAAGGACTATGCGACCGACTACGACTATATTGAATACCCGAAGGACCGCACGGTAACGTCGCTCACTTACAAGGAGATCATACATACGGTCTACAACGGACAGATGAATGTGTTCGTGGACATGCAGACAGGCAACAGTTATCGCGTGAAGATAGACTCTCAGTTTACCAACACCAACGACATGCGCCCGCGGTTGTTTCGCGTAGCTGCATACAAGGGTGTTGAGTTTGGCGACTGCTCTGATGTCAACGAAGACTATGTGCAGGAGTATAAATCCGACTTTGTGCCCGTGCCTCTCGTAGATACCAACTACCGTAAAGCTCTCTCGGCGAGCTTCGACCGCTTCTTCTATACCGACGGGGATGTACAGCCGTCTGAGGGTAGCAACATTGACGGCTATATGGCCACCGAGGTGAACAGCAATAAAGCCGAGTGTGTAATGGTGCCGTTCATAGATACCGACATGGAACATGAGTTTGTGGAGCAGTATATCAAGAACCCACTCTCCTCTACCGTTGCCGACTTCTATGTCACCGAGGTGCTGTCGCTGCGTGAGAGCTATGACCCCTCGAAAACCGATGACGGAAACTCGCCTTTGCAGTCATACGACTGGGGACTCACCGTCGCCATCATGCGTGGAGGTGGAGATGGATCAAGCCGTGAGACCTACGATTACGATTATGACGGCTTCGGAAACTCCAAATGGCGCACAACGGTGGGCAACTACGCCGTCACATCCGACTCTATCGACAACTACGGCAATTCTTACGCCTATAACAGCGTTGATACCGAAGAGCATTTCTCTCTCACTCCACGCGCATGGGTGCAGCCCGATTGGGCGGTCAGTCCGCTTGTGGTCAGCACACCTTCGGTCAAGAACCGCGGATGGATAGACACGTTCCTGGTTGATAACGTATATTTCCTGCTTAACCGCAAGAAATTTTATGTGCGTTGCCTCGCTACAGTTGCGCAGATAGCCGACATTCCCAACCACTGGAAGGAGTGGTGGAACATCGGAGGGCGCAAGTGTCTTGTCAACAAGGTCAACACCACGATAACAGGCACCGACGGCATGGGCGAGGTGGAAATGGAGGTCTATGCGTTCTGATCCTCGTATCTCCTTATATATTATATGCAAGCAGCAATGATCAACAAAACAACAAGATAAATTATGGCAACATCAATATCTCTCGCTTCCGGATCTATCCTTAACGGCAACCCCATTGTGTTTAACGTGCAGCCGCGGCGCTTCTACGGCACGCCGCCGTCGTTTCATCGCGTCATCCTTGATGTAGTGTGTGGCATGAGTGGCGGCAACATGGAGACTATATCCCTGTCGAAGCCCGTTCTTGCCGAAAACGGAGCTTCGGTACAGATAGACGTGTCGTCGGCTCTTCGCTCGTTTCATGATGCCTATACCTATACGGCAACCCCGACGGCGAGCTACCCTTTGGTTAGGTTTAACGTCAAGGCCCATGACGAGTATATGTATGACGGAGAACTGAAAACAACGGATGTGTTGTGGTACCCAGCTGAAGATCAGTATATGAATACTTTGTTTGGCTCTTTTTCCGACCGCGAACGCTTGACTGCATCGGGCACCACCTTGCGTGTTACCCGGTTGTCACGAAAGCCCCAGTCGCTACCTCAGTTGGTGTGTGTGGGCGACCGTTTTGTCTATTCGGCTTCTTACGCCGAGGGACAACTCCTTCCTAAAAGTGCCGACCTTGTTGCACCCACCCCTTCCTATGTTGACATTACCAAGGAAGGCTTGCAGACCGTCGGCGACCAACAGCTCTATGCCCTTCCCGCCACCGAAGCACAGAACCGCGCAACATTCCGTTTCGTCAACTCCTTCGGTGTGGTGGAGAGCATCAGTGTCCCCCAGGTGAGCGGCAAGACCTTCACTCACAAGGCAACCGATTATATTAAGACCATGCCGGAGACCTTCAACGTGTTCTCCCGCGCAACGGTAAGAAAGATCTCTGACAAGGAGGTATGGCGCTTTTCTACTGATCCTTTAAATGAGGAATGGCTTTCGTGGTATCTTCACGAGTTTTTAATGTCTAACCATGTGTGGCTGCTGTGTGGCTCTCTCTTTGTGCCGTGCCGTCTGAGCATCGGTGACGAATATGAAATGAAAAACGACACGCAGGAAAAATATTATGCTGTTGAGTTCACGGTCAAGATGGACATTGACGGCAGTCCTCTATACTGATTTATTATTTATTAGTTATTATTTATTATTTGTTATTTGTTTGCAACCTCGGGCACGCTGCTGTCCCGAGGTTGCTTTTGTTTTCCGGTGTATCGTTGTCCTAACCAGTCCTGACGTTTTTTTTATCTTTGTAATAGAAATAAAAAAAATCAACCATTACAGAAAACTATAATAACACAGGACATGGCACAAGACAACAACGAAAGCCCGACTTACACGATGACGCAGGCGAGAACCCAGGACTACTGGATCTCTCCATCGGCTTTATATATAGAGCTGAACGCCCTCGGCATACCTAATTTCATTCAGGCTTCTTGTGCAACAGGAGCCCAGGTTCTTGTGTACATAAAAGGCATCGTTTCTTACGACAACGGCCATAACTACCGACGCTGGCCACTGCGGGCTGTGCCTACAATGTTTAATACGAACAGCGAGAAATATGTCTATGTGGCCATTCCGCGCAATCTGGACTCCAACGACTCTGCCCTTGTCGTATTCCCTTCTGAGCTTATTGACCTCTATGGCAAGAACGCCGATGGAAAGCAGACTGGTTCTGAAGACAAATACTATATTTATCTACAGGCCAAAATCACATCATCGGGCGACAACGGAACAACGGCTCGCGAATGGGACGGCGGCAAGACGGTGGCCACTGGCTACCTTGCTTCAGACGAGGCAATATCGGCAGGACTGGTTGACACGGTTTGGTATCAGTACAGTACCGTTGATCAGACCGTGACGTTCCTCAAGGACCTCACGATGAAGATCGGCACTAAATTCAGACAGATCTTCGTCAAAGCTCTTACCGTCGTGTCGGGAGGTAGCATAACGTTCGAGAATCAGGGTAGCGTCGTTGGTGTTGCCAACAGCGCAACGCCTGTAACGGCGGAAGATCATATTGCAACGCCTAAGTATGTTGGCGACAATGCGCTGTCAAAGAATCATGACGACAGCACAGAGCACGCTCTGACAGTAGGGTCTCTCACGTCTGACGGCAAGCTGACGGTGCGTGGCGACACACAGCTGCAAGGCGACACGTTCTTCGGCACAGGGCCTGTGGATGACAAGACAAACACGCCTCATATTGACGGCGAAAGCGGCGATGCCCTGCTCGGCGACATGGTGCTGAAGGCTTTGCAGAGCAAGGACTTTGATGCGCTGCTTCAGCGGGGCTTCGGCTTTACGAAAGGCGTGAACGGCAAGTTTACGCTCAGCGTGACCGACCTACTCGTGTGGGGCAAGGCTATCTTCACTGAGCTGGAGATACGGAAGCTGAGCAGCGTGGGCGGCAACGTTTATCTTAGCGGCGCTTCGAGCAAGATTGCGCATGTGAAGGAGGAGATGCAGGACGGACAGCTTGTGGGCTGGCGTTGCTACATTCTCGCGGATGACGGCACAACGGCGACACAGAACGGCTGGAAAATGTATGACCAGGCGCGGTGTCAAACCTTTGATATTGCTTCGGGCAGCCATGAGGGTGTGGGCAACCGCAACTACTGGCGACTTGTAACGGGCGTGAGCAGCACGAACGTGACGATAACAGATGCAGAGGGCAACGACCTGTACAACGGGAAGAAATTTGCGTGGGTGGTGCTCTCGGCTACCGACTGCGAGGATGTGCAGACAAACGATATACCTCAAGCTGGCGACGTGATTGTGCTTGACGGGCACAGGCAGTTTGCCGAGGGCGACCCGCGATCAATAAATAACGACGCTTCACGAACGAACGTGATGATGCTCCAGACGACGGGAAGCGAGGGGAGCGTGCCCAACATCATTTCGCTGCACAGCATCGTGGACTATAAGCACAGTGCTGCCAACAACAAATACAGCAACACGGTGTTTATACTCTCTCCCGAGGAGGTGGTGTTCCTTAGCTCAAGATTTAAATGGATAAGCGCGAGCGGCACACCGATTACGCTGGTCAACTTCCGCGGTGCGTGGGACAAGAACGAGGTCTATTATTACTATGACCAAGTGAGCCACAACAATGCAATATGGACCTGCATTGTTGCGGAAGACAGCAGCACCACGGAAGAGCCTACGGACGGGAGCACGGTGTGGAGGAAGGACCTGACGGGTGGCGTGCCTGGCGAAAAGGGTGAGAAGGGAGACCCCGGCGATAAGGGAGACAAAGGAGATCCAGGCAAGGACGGCGTGGACGGCACCGACGGCGTGGACGGAGCCAACGGCTACACCGTGACAGCTACGCCGTCGGTCATTACACTCGGCATAAAGAAGGTGTCGGACACGGAGTTTGCTGCGGATGTGTCGAAGAACAACACGTCTTCGATAAGGGTGTTCAAGGGCGATGTTGACGTTACGACGACATGCAGGGTGATGGTGGCGAACACAAAGAACTGTACGGCGATGGGTCCATCCGTGGGAGGCTCGGGGCTGATAAAGGTGACGCGCATGTCTACCTACACGGCTGATGGCGTGACCTACTCTCTCACGTCGGGATCTGTGACGGTCAGCATCAAAGTGGGCGAGGCAACGCTTAGCCACACCATCGGTGTGAGCGTGGACATGAGCACGGTGTGGGGCGGCATCGAGACGAGCGTAAGAGGGCTGAAGAGTGAGTTTGGCGAGCTAGAGCAGGACTTGCAGAGCGAAGCCCCCAATGTGCTGACGAAATATACCACTAAGGTAGAACAGACTACCAAGAGCATATCTGCCAAGGTGGCTCAGGAGACGGTGGGCAGGCTGAACCTGCTGCCGGGTACGGCGTTTAGCAGAGAGACGGAGGTGGAGCAGCTGAACAGCTATTTTCCCTGTACGTTTGAGCCGCTGGGCGGTCTTGAAGGCACGGGTGCGATGGTGGCGAGCCAGACGGGTGCAACCACCACGACGTGGTGCGGCGTGAAATGGGTAGGTGTGGTCCTGAAGCCGTCAACGTGGTACACGGTGAGCATATGGGCGCGTGCCGACAGCGATATTGATGACGTGATGTATCTCGGTTTGCGTCAGGTTGGAGCAGGCGATGCCATGAGTTATCTGACCCTTGCAAAGGCTGGCGAGACACACGAATGGAAACTGTTCAACCACACGTTCAAGACGGGCGAAACGGCATCCGACTGTGACAACGTGACCGTGGAGCTGGGCATGAGAAAGAACGGCGTGGGCAGATGCTGTAAGCTGATGCTTGACGAGAGCGACACCTATAACGGTTGGACCTCGGCCTCTTATGCTGATGTGTCGTCGCGTGCGCTGCTGGCTACGGGCGTAGACATCAAGAACCGCACGATCGACATGACGGCGGACAAGTTTACGCTAAGGAACAACCATGGCGAGAAGAGCTTCGGTGTGGACGAAGACGGCAACCTTGAAGCGCGTTCGTTGAAGAGTGTGTCGAAGGACGGTAGCCTGACAGCTATCATCAAGGATGGCGCGTTCACGGCCCTGAGCGGACTGAGCGGTGCAACTGCCTTCTTCGGCCTTATAGACGGTTTGCCCTATTTGCAGTTTACAAACGCGGCAGGTGTGGTGTGTTACGCCATCGGACCGAGCGGCGGACAGGCATCGGGCAAAGTGGGCGTGCAAATGGTGACATGTGGCGTGGGATATAGCGTCTCAACGATGAGTCTTGGAGGTAAGTCGAACTACATGATTAGCTACAGCGGTTCTGTGACGCTCCAGAACTTTGGGTCTGAGAGCGCGAAGATTTATCAGAGCAAGTTGCAGCTCGTTATCGACGGCTTCACACAGACGCTCACGGCGAGCTTCAAGGACAGCAGTTTCCCCCTGACAGAGGTGGGCCAAGGGAAGGTCATGACGCTCATGCCCGGCAAGCTCATGCAGGCCGAGTTTGAGATAAACGCTATTGGCGAAACCATGCCTACGACAGGCAGCGACGGATCGGTGATTGCGAAGCCGAGCGGCGCGAGGGGCTGTCAGCTGAAGCTCAACGGCGAGGTCATTGGCAAGGGCGCTATCAGTTGATCCATGCGGACCTCATGCGAGAGAGAACGAACAAGAAGATAAACTAAAAAAACAATAGGATATGAAAAAGATTGTCAGAGGCAATGATTTTAAGTTGCGCGTGCCTGTCATGAAGATTGTTGACGGCGCGAAGGTGGCGTTTCCGCTGCCCGGGTGTACGGACATCAAGGTGAACATCGTAAACCAATACAGACGCATCGCCCTGAGCTACACCATTGATGTGAGCGAGGACAACGTGCTGCTTGCGCGTGTTGAGGGCGACAAGGTGGCTGTGGGGACCTACGCCTTAGAGGTAAAAGGAAAGTTGTTTGGCAACGATTGGAGATCGAACGAGTATGAGCAGTTTCAGATTGTTGACAACAACGCTTCCGGTGACACGGTGTTTGAGCCGCAGGAGGGCGAGGACAGCGTGGAGATGGACACAGCCCTTGTGGTGCTTGCTCCTTCGGTGGAGCTGGGCAACCTGATAAAGGATGCGGAAGAAACAATTGCCGACACCAAGGAGGCCTTGAAGGGCGTGGAGGCCAAGATGGGCGACATCGAGCAGCGTGCCGACACAGCCATTGGCGCAGCCACGACAGCTGCCGAGAGAGCCAATACAGCGGCAGAGAAGACAGAGAAGACAAACGCTGCCGTGAAGCCCGCAGAGCAGGCACGAATGGAAGCAGAAAAGGATAGAAAGAGAGCAGAAGTTCTAAGAGTGCAAGCCGAGGAAGAGCGAGTGACAGCAGAGAAGAAAAGGACGAGTGATACAAACGAAGCAGTCCAAGCAGTAAAGGATGCAACAGCAGGAGCAGAAAAAGTCAATGCCGAGCTGAACGGCAACGTACTGACCGTTATCAACCGACAGGGAACAGCAAAGAGCGTAAACCTGACCGATGCGGACGAACATGTGACGGTGAACGTGACTACAACCTTAGCGTCTGTCAGTGTGGAGGGCATCATCCTTAATGTCTATATCAACAACGGAGCAGACCCGCAACAATATACGACCGACAGCCACGGACAGGCAACATTCACAGTAACGAAAGGTTCTACCTATAAGGTTGTGTTTCCCTACATAAAGGGATGTGCAATTCTGAACCCAGTACAGCATGTTGCCGCCGTAGGTAATCGCATTATTGATGCTGTGTATACTGAAGAGACGATAAAGTTTGAGCATGTCACGGTGAGGATGCAGAAGGCAAACGACGACGATGTCTTGCAGCCTTGGGAGGGAGCACCTGTGCATGTGACAATAGACGGCAAGAAAACAGATTATATCACAGATGCGCAGGGCGTGGCGAGTTTTGACGTGAAGATAGGCACTTCCTATACCGTTGCTGTAGACAAGGTGGATGGAATGTATGAGCAGTATGACAACTATAGCAGAACGCGCAAGGCTATGGCTGATTCTTATCGTTTCAACTATGCCTATCACTATTACGAGAGCGGCGTGTGGCTCATTGATGACGAGGGCAAGAAATGGACGTGGGAGGCATGGGAGGCGAGCGGAAAAGACAAGACTCATCTTGTTTTTGTGTGTATAAAGACCCTTGACACACAGCGCTACGGCGGTGACATCTATATCAGCATTGACCTGCTTGCCAACTTCGCACAGATTCCAAACAAGCAGTGGGCAAACCAAAATGTCCAGTTCAGAAACATACCACTGAACGGTACGGACAACAGCGATACACAGTATTACAAGTTTGCCTATAACGGCCTTGTTGCGACAATAACAATTATCGCCGAGGGCGACGAGCGGGGCATCGAAACACCGTTCTGCGACTACTGTCACTCAAAGACCGTTGACTGCGCCGGTGAGGCATGGCAGGGCTATGGACCGACACTTGAACAATGGAAGCTGACATGGGCAAACATAGATTATGTCGTTGATGCCGTTAACCTCAAGTTCCCTGAGCTCGGCGTGAGTGTCAATAATTATAAAGGTTATAAGTGGACCGCAACGCAGGGCATCGCGACGGGCAGCTATTGCTTCGGTACAGCGATGGGCGGCAGCAACAAGGGCAATGCGTATCTGGCGATTCCCTTCTTCGCTTGCCCCTCTCCCTCTTTATCTCTTTCTCTTTCAAGTGAGGAAGGCGCAAACGAGGAAGGCGCAAGCGTTAACACAGAACGCGTGGCGTGAGGTGTGTGCGTGAGTGGCTGTTATAAAAGGATTATAAACAAAAGGTATATTCGAAGACATGCTCTCAGATGAACTGCAAATATATAAAGACACCTTCAAGCTCTGTAAGATATTGATGAGCTACAGCAAGAACGTCAGTAGGCTTGTGCGCTACGGCGAATACAGTGTGGCGATAAGCAAGGCTTGCACAGCTCTCGATCTTATAAGAAGGATAAATGAGAGTTTTGAACAAAGGGAGGTGTACTTGCATGATTACATCCTTCTCGTGTCGGAAGTCAAGTCAAGAATCACGCTCTTTGCCGAGGCAGAATTTCTTTCTGTCAAGGCGGCTACGAACCTCGATTATCAGGTAAACAAGATAGCAAAAGAAGCGACGGGCTGGCTAAAGGCCGAGAAGGCTCGCAAGGCGAGAACCGTGAAGCCATGAGCAACACGGGAGAGCAGCCACTTGAGTGGCAAGGGGTGTCCGCTTTCAACCGTCTGACGACGGAGAAGCAAAGAACAAGACAGCGATACCGAGAACGCAGAACAACGCGACGAACAGCTATTACTTCGGTACAGCGATGAACAACAACAACAAGAACAATGCGTATCTGGCGATTCCCTTCTTCGCATACACCAAGGTGGTTATTGCAAATTCATTGAGAGCATGCACGAATATATCACTATTGACGACGTTTACGGAGGTTATAGGGACTGCAAGCGTTTTAAGGCAGACACGGTTGGCTGTGTGGAATATATGCAGAACTATCTTGCCAACAACTTGCAGCTCTATCGCGACCTGAACAGCATGGCTTACGAGATAGGTCAAAGCAAAGCTTTTTGTGTGACACGCCCGAAGCTACGAGAGGTGTTCTGTGCGCAGTTTCGCGACCGTGTAGTACACCATATCCTCGCCATCAAGTTTATGAACATCTTCGAAGCAGAGATGCTCGATTGCGCCTATGCTTGCAGAAAAGGCAAAGGCACGCTGTACGGCATTGAACATATAAAACAGCAGATAGCAGAGATAAGCTGTGGTTACACCGTAGAGACATGGATCCTGAGATGCGACCTCCAAGGCTTCTTTATGAGCATTGACCGGCGGATGGCTTACAGGATAGTGGAGGGTGTTATAAGACGTAGATATGACGGCGACGACATTGAATGGTGGCTGTGGCTGTGGCGCAAGGTGATACTTCACGACCCGACAAAGAACTGCGTGAAGACAGGCGACACGAGACTATGGGACGGACTGCCTACAAACAAGTCGTTGTTTACATGCGGCGAAGGCAAGGGCTTTCCGATCGGCAATCTGCCGAGTCAGATAATTGCCAATCTTATAATGTCACGCTTCGACAAGTGGATCATCGGACGCTTGGGCGACGAATGTGGTTACGGACGTTATGTTGACGATTTTGTCGCGGTAAGCAGAAACAAAAAGCAGCTGCTTGATGTGTTGCACGACGCGCGAGAATGGCTCGACTGCAAATTGGGTCTTACGTTGCACCCTCAAAAGGTGTACCTGCAAGAAGCCCGTAAGGGTGTCGTGTTTACAGGAGCAGCCATCATGCCCGGAAGGGTATATTGTGGCAAGACCACCGTGGAGCATCTCTTTGAAAGGATTGAAGAGTGGAACAGCATGACAGACGTAAGCCGGGAACAGACAGAAACCTTTGTCAGAAGCGTCAACTCGCTGTTCGGACATCTGAAACATTATAACAGCTACGCCATAAGGTGGATGGCATGGAAGAAGATAAAGCACAAAGAGAGTGTGTATTGTGAAAATATGAACAAATTAAAAATAAGAAGAAACAATGAAAAAAATGAATTTTGTGAAAACATTTGTACCGAAAGACCTGTACAAGGAAAAAGAAGAGAGAGAAGGGGTGTGCATCGTGCATCTTGACGGTGCGCTCAACGAGGAGATGGACGCATACGAGTGTGTCGAGTGTTCAATGCCTGTTAGCGATTATTCGGAGGCTGCTGTCAGCGAGGCTTATGCTGCATGGAAGACAGCAATGGCAAACAGGGGGCTTGCCAGAGCGAAGCGTGAGGTCTTGAAGAAGATAGACGCTTATGACATATCTCCTGCCGTGAACGGCTTTGTGCTGAATGGGGCCGAGGTGTGGCTGGATTTTGAGCTTCGCGACCGTGTATACCAGGGCAACGAGCGTTTGCAGCGTATCGGCCGCACGGACACTACGCTGTGGCTTGGCAATAAATGCTATAATTTGAGCATTGAGCAGGCACAGAATACCATAAGTCATATCGAGGCTTACGCTAAGGATTGCTATAACGTTACGGCGGCACACAAGAAGGCTGTGGGCGAGCTGACGAGCGTTGAGGAGGTGCTGACCTACGACTACACTAAGGGCTACCCTGCGAAGCTGACGATGACGGTTTAGGCACGGTTTGATGGTCTGAAAATCGGCTTGACGATTTAAAGGATTATTTCAACAGGTCTAAGGATTGTGTTAACAGACCTAAAATTCGTAACAACATCTTTTAAAATTGTGTTAACTGCTTTAAAAATTGACAGACATGAAGAAAACGACGAAGAGAAACCTTTTAGGTATGCTGGTGTATATGACCATCGCTTTCGTGTTTGGCGGCGGCTTCGGCCTGCTGGCCCTTATCGTGAAGGAGGACAACGACAGGTGTCATTATTATAACGGGACGTGGAACCGCGGCGACCTTGTGCGCGGCTGTCTGGCTGTGGGCGTGGGCATGGGGCTGAGATACTGGGCTTTCGGTCTGCTGTGAGAGGAAACGGATGGCATGGCCTTGTCGGGATGGCAATTTGCACCCGACAGGGCTTTGCCGTGTGGAGAAAATTTTGTAAATTTGAGATTATTTTAAAGACTAAAAAAAGAGATATATGATGATAGTATTAAGTATTTGGGCCTTCCTGCTGTTGGGAGGTTTACTGTTGCTCACAGCGCTGCGCTTCGGCGTGCCCGACATGGTGAGCGGCGTGTATTATCAGCTTCAGCACACGACTGACAGCACGGTGCTGGGCGGCACGACGGAGCACAAGAGAGGATGGATCTTCTCTGTTGTGATGATTATGTCGGCGTTCCTTATGATGGTGTGCATGCTCGACACGGAGAAGGGGGTGCAACCCACGACGCTTGTCGGCTGCTGCGGCATGAGCATGGTGGGACTTGTGCCACGCTATCTTAGCGAGGAGCAACATGGCGCACATGTTCTCGCTGCATTTACGGCCGCGACGGGGTACATAGGCTGGTGCCTGACGGCCTTCTGGCAGGTGACGCTCGTGGTGTTTCTCGTCTTCATTGCTGCCATGGCATGGGCAGGGAGACGGGACGACGGAAGAGACCTTAAGCCATGGTATTGGCTTGAGATAGCAGGAATAGCTGATGTGTTCCTGACGTATTGGACAGTGATGCTGATTGATGTATAACCATAATTTAAAACGTTAATTTTCAAGCAAACAACATGAAAGCAAGCGAGAAACTTATAAACCATATCAAGCAGGCAGAGGGCTACAGGGCCAAAGCCTACCGCTGCCCGGCAGGGCGCTACACCTGCGGCTATGGCCACACACGCGGCGTGACACGTCTGACCACATGTACGGAAGCAAGAGCAGAAGCATGGCTGCGAGATGATTTGCAGCCCGTTGAAAACTTTGTCAACGCCATCCATAACGTCAACACACAGGGCAAGTTCGATGCGATCGTCGACTTCGCCTTTAACCTCGGCCTAGGCAACCTGCGTTCAAGTACGCTGCTGAAGCTCATTCAAAGCGGTGCTCCTGACGAGAGGGTGTGTAAAGAGCTGAGAAAATGGGTCTATGCTGGCGGCAGGGTGCTGAGCGGACTTGTGACGCGGCGCGAATGGGAGGCAAAACGGTGGATGGAGTGTTGACGGTAAACAAAAAACCCGCCACCTTCACAGGTGACGGGCAACATTTTAATACTTTACTTTGGATTATGATCATGGTTGACCATGTTTCGTTTGCAAAGATACTAATATTTTGTTGTTCCTGCAAATATTTTCCCTCTCAACGGCGTTTTACATCCTGCCATGGGCTATTGTTCTGTAAAACTACGGTTCAGTCTTCCAATAAATGTCCTTCCCTTTTCAGAAAAAGCCTGGTTTCTTCCATGAATGAACCTGAATCCGTTTCCATCTCAAGAATCTTCTTCTTGCCAAACCCGGCTTCCCTACAAAGTTCCATGGCGGTATGGTCATCCTCATGAAGACAATAACAGTCTGAATGACCGACCATTGTCCTTTTTCAAATTCTGTAATCATATCTTTAATGTTTTGATCTCATTCTCGTTTTTTCCGTGTCTTCCGCATCGTTCGTAGTTTAAAGCAAAAACTCAGTTAAAGGAAAATCCGCCAGGTCGTCAAATCCGATGTTAAAAACCTATCAGTTGAGTAAATAATTTTTACATCGAATTTGACGGATTATTATGAATGTTTTAATTTATCAGCATAGGGCCTACATCGCGTCCTGTGAATGAGATGTTGATATTACGGGCATAATCGCCGTTTTTTTCCGTCATTTCATCCACATGTAGCGTTATCTTGAACATCTTCTTGCCGTATTCGTCGCCTTTGTCAAGAGTTTTTATTTCCACCCATGCGCCTTTAACAGGCTGTTTGTTTTCCCATGTACTTAGTTCGTGCTTTTTGTATTCGGGATCCCATTGCTTTTCCTATCCCCACACGCTTCCGTCTACCTGTGACACCTCGTAACGGCCGTTATACATGCCGTTTGAAGGAGCGTTATTTACCGAAAAGCTGACAACGTAGTAGTCGGATTTGTAATAAGTCTTGTCCGACAAGGGGTTGCTCCAAAGAGAGAAAAAGCCTTTGCCGTAGTTGCTCTGATAAGACAACTGATGTACGGGCTTTTTCTTTAGGAGTGTCGAAAAAGCCGACTCTACCGGCACATATTCCGGTTCCTCATCGTCGCTGCTGCAACTGCCCATGCTTACACACGCCGCCATCATCGCCAACAGCATTGTCATTCTAAAGATTTTCTTCATAATTTTATATTTTAATACGTTAATACTTTCGTAGGTTTCGGAGGCTTACCTCGCCGTGATGAAGGCGTACAAGGCGCAGCACAAGATCGGCAACCCCTACAGCTTCATGCGCTCCCTCGTCACCGACGACCTCAAGGTAATGCTCGCTGGCAACGACCTCACGGGTGGCGTGAAGCCCGGCGGCTCCACCACTGAAGGTGACGGCGGTGGTCAGAAGCCTGGAGGTGAGATGGAGCCTTAAAGGCCGCTAAGCGCAAAAGGCTTTGCCCTTCTTCAGCTCGTAGGGACTACCCTGTTCCACGTCTGACTCTTCATTATCTCCCTGGCATGACTCTGAATGAAAGGAGTGTGTCGGGGAGGTTTTTGTATGGTTGCTTGAAAGCAAAAGGCACTGCTTGTAGTTCGTTTGCTACACCATCGCCCAAATGAGTAGCAAAATGCGTAACGCTCTCTTTGTAATCATACTTCTTCCCTCTCCTTTTTCATAAACTCTTTAAACTTGCAAAACAGGGCAAACTCGTCTTTCGTAACGTTTTCGGCGTTTTGCTTTTGCGTGGAAAACATATTCGCTTTTCTGCGTTCCTCATAATGAACGTAGCCGTCTGGAACTGGAAACAAGTCTGCGATTTCCACGCCCAATGCTTTTGCTATTGCTGCAAGTGAACTGATGGTCATATTCGACAACTTGAGTTGGTTGATAATGGTAGTTTTTGCCCTACCCATGCGAGTGGCAAGTTCGTCAATCGTAATGCCCTTGTCTTGCATGATTTGCTTAATGATAGTGTTGTCGCTTTGCGATATTTGTAGTGGCCTTGGCATATTCTTTTGTTTTTTGTTTGCTTGTTTTGTTTTAATGGTGCAAAGGTATATATTTATGCCTAATAAACCAAATTATTAGTAGCTTTTTATTCATTTTATGACGCTTTTGTACTATTTTATTGGATTTTTTACACGTCTTTGTTTGTTTTATGTAAAAAATGCAAGTAATTTATGGTTGGATGTATGGCTTGAATTATAAAATAGCCCCTATAATCTATTGAAAATAAGGTTTTTATGAGATTTCCGCTTATAAATCTTTTGTATAAAGCCACCCAAGAGGAGAGTTTAAATAATTGATACATAGAGCAATAACCTTTCGTTTTTATTCCCTGGAATCTTGGGTTTCGACGATGAGCGCCGCCGCACTGGTGAGCCTTGCGTGTCCCCTCGGTGGTGGTCCGGCTGTAATATGCAGCCGGACCACCACCGACGAGGAACACCACCACCGACGAGGACACACCACCACCGACGAGGAACACCACCACCGACGAGGATACACCACCACCGACGAGGATACACCACCACCGACGAGGATACACCACCACCGACGAGGA